CGCGTCTATCGATGAGATCAAGTCTGAGGCCGTACTGAAGGACATCGAAGCTGCCCTACGCCGCGGCGACATCGAAGCGGCCATCGGCTTCCTCTATGTGGAGCCTGCGGCGTACCGTCGTTTCCAGGACGCTAGGGCTGCGGCATATCGAGCCGGAGGAGACTACGGGGTTTCAACAATGCCGCGTGATCCCGCCGGCAACAAGCTGCTGGTACGATTTGACGGGCGCGCAGTCGAAGCTGAGAGCTGGCTGGGGACCCGATCAGCGCGACGTGTGACAAACCTCGTCGAGGAGGAACGAAGCTCCCTGCGGGCGTCCCTGGAGGCCGCTATGGCCCGCGGTGATGGTCCTCGCACTATGGCACTCGACATCGTAGGACGAAAGGACCCAAAGACTGGCCGACGCAAGGGGGGTATCATCGGCCTTTCTGCTCCACAGAAGCAAGCGGTCGAAGCTGCACGAGAAGAACTGTCAAGTCTCGCTACCATGGCACAGTTTCTTGACCGCAAGATGAGGAACAAGAACCTGGATCGCCTCATCAATCGAGCATTGAAGGAAGAACGTCTGCTGACCGCTGAAGAGATAAGCACGATCCTCGGTGCTTACTCGGACCGACTGCTTCTCCTACGAGGTGAGACTATCGCTCGTACTGAAGCCATGGGGGCCCTCCACGCTGGACGGCGTGAGGCGTACCAGCAAGCGATTAATGCGGGCAAGATTACGGCGGAGGAGGTCTATCGCGAGTGGGACTCCACGGGGGACAGCAAGGTCCGGCACACGCATCGCGCGCTTGATGGTGAGCAGGTTGGGTTCGATGAGCCCTACATCTCGCCGACGGGCGCTAGGATCATGTTCCCCGGCGATCCTGACGCTCCGGCGTCAGAGGTTATCAATTGCCGTTGTGACGAGACCTATCGCATCGACTTCTTGGCTCGTGTGGGAGGGCCAAGCCAACGCCGCCCACCTCAACTTCGGGCTGATGACGTGACACGGCTGGCGAGGCAATCGCTGGAAGGACCGGAGATCGGTCGAGTACGGGATAGGGCGGCTCCCGGGGGAGGCCGTTCCTAAGGAGAGCCCCTGCTGGATTACCCTCCTGGTCCGGCGGGGGCTCTCTGTCTTAATTTCTCATTGATGAGGTCGAGCGCGTCGGAACAGATACCATGGTTAAGAAACCGAAGAGTAACGTCGAGACCTTCGCTGCCCCTGTGGCTGGCTGGACTAAGAAAACTGACGCCGCGTTGCTTGCCGTGTTTCAGCAGAGTGCTCAAGACCTTATCATCAAGATGCAGACGCCTAAGGCTAAAGGCGGCCGTATGCCGGTGAGGTTCGGGTTCCTGAGGTCTTCTCTTCAGGTGACGCTCAACACGCCATACCGAGGCTTTATTCAGCGAACGAGCAATGGGCCCTATCGATGGGACGAGGCTCAGATTTCGCTGACCATCAATGACGCTGTGATCGGCGACACGATCTATGCCGCCTATGCGGCGAACTATGCTATCCATCGGGAGTATGGAACTCGGTTCTCCCCCGGTGACTTCTTCGTCCGATCCGCCGCCCAAACCTGGAAGCAGATCGTGGACAATAACGTTCGCAAGCTGAGGGTGAAGTGATGTCAACCAAGGCCATCCGACAGGCACTTATCGATCATATCGACACGCTCGCTTACTCGCCACTACCGGACATCGTGAAGCCGAAGCAACCCTACAAGCCGACAGTCGGTCGATCCTACCTCGAGTTGGTGTTCCAGCCGAACGAGACAATCTCCCCCTTTGTGGGAAATGGAGACCCTCATCAGCAGCAGGGCTTTCTTCAGGTCACTTTCGTTGCCCCCCGTGTGGGGGATAACGACGATTGGGGGTTGATTGATGCCGTGATTAACCACTATCGCAAGGGGACCGTGCTACGGCGAGATGGCGAGACAGTCAAGATCATTCGTCAGCCCTGGACTTCGCCCCCGTTTCCTGATGAAGGGTGGGAGAGAACGCCTATCTCTATCCCCTACTTCAGCATGACCTACTAACTTATTCTCGCATCCCGCGAGATTAGCCGGCTCAGCGAAGCAAGCTGAGTAAAATTGACCACTGAGAAAGGAGTTCCTTCAATGGCAATCGGAACCTTCGCTGGCGGCAAGCTGTTCATCGGCACCACCGCGGCAATCGACTTCACTTCCCGCCCGGCGGCCATCGCAGCCTTCGAGTCGGACATGCTCAACAACGGCCTCGAGATCGGCGGTCTCAACAATATGGGCGAAATCGGCGCGGCGGCCAACATCGTTCAGTTCCCGCTCGTCTCCGACGACTTCGTGGCGAAATCCAAGGGCACGAGAAACGCCGGTGATCCGGCGGTGATCGTCGGTCGGCTCAGCGATGATCCCGGCCAGATCAGGGTTCGCGAAGCCGAGGCAACGAAGTACTACTACAACTTCAAGCTCGAGCTCGAGGACGCCGAGAACGAGACGATGACCAATACCGTCATCTACTTTCGCGCACTCGTCGGCGGCATCCCCAACCAGTTCGGCGGCAACGAGGACTTCGTGACCGAGACCTACACCCTCGCGATCTACCCTCGCCCGATCTACGTGGAGAGCTCGCCGATCCCGTCGCCGTAAGGCGCCGGCAATTACTATCCCCCGATAATACCCACAGGAGAAAACTACCATGGACTTGATCGCACTGGCTCCTTCCAAAGAGCCCGTCTTTCTTCAGCTTCATCACCCGGTGACGCAGCAGCCCCTCTTTCTTCAGATGCCGGACCCGAAACACGTCCAGTCTGAGAAGGGTGAATACAATGGGCCGATGGTCGATAACCCGGATGAACCCATCGGCCTCTATGTCGTCGGCTCCGACAGCGAGGAGTTCGCCGCTCGCGAGCGATGGCTCGTGGATCAGCGGATCAAGCGGGCTGAGGCGGTGCAGCAGGGCAAGAAGATCGACCTCAAGGCCGAGACTTTGGCCGAGGAGTCCACCAATACCCTGGTCGCCTGCATCAAGGGGTTCAGGAACATCGAACTGAATGGGAGGAAGCTGAAGACGCTTCCCGATGACGCTCGTCTACTTCTGACCACCTTGAAGTGGGTCAGGGACTATCTGGACAGGGAGATCGTGAACAGGGCAAATTTTATCAAGGCCTAGTCGATAGGGCTACCCAGTTTGCCCGGATGACCTTCTCGGGTGCTAAGACCGACCCGTCCCTACTGGACGAGGGCAACGAGCACCTGTGGGAGCTATTTATGGAGGTCTATTCGATCAAGCCCGGGCGTCCTGAGCAGATTTCCTTTCAAGAGCTTTGGGCTTATCAGCAAGTCACTGGCTTTCGCCTTAATCCAACCGAGGTGAAGGCCATACGGATGATAAGCCGAGCTCTTGTGGAGGAACTGTCCAAGAAGTCCAATCGACAGGCATCAGGAGGGAAGGAGGCTCCTCCACTCAAGCGTGTAGTCGACATGACTGACACGGAGGGGCTAAAGAGTTTGTTCCGGCGATAGCTCAGCGGATCGTCGGAGGCATGAAGCTGACGACTGGCCTCGTTAGGCGGATTGACGGATTGAGTTATGTCGACTGAGTCCGTCAAGAAAGAGGAAGACTTCAAATGGACCTTGCCCAGCTAACTGTTGGAGTCGACTCCGCCCCGCTCAAGGAGGGCCAGTCGTGGCTTCAGAAGTTCTCAGCCACCGCTCTGGGGACTGCCAAGGATACCGACAAGCTCAATGACGCGCTGGTCCAGGGCAGCACCGCCACAGGAAAGATGTCCTCTGCAATCGACCGTATGCTCGGCCCCCTGGCCAGCTTCAAGGGTCTGATCGGGGGCATTTTTGCTGGCTTCTCCTTGAGTGTCCTCGGCAACATGGCTGACACTTGGTCGGACGTCTCCTCCCGCGTGGGAGTGGCCATCGGGGATATGGAGGGCGCTGATGCAGTCATGCAACGTCTCACCACCACTGCTCGCCTCACCTACTCCTCGCTCAGTCAGACCGCTGAAGGCTTCGTCCGAAATTCGACAGTGCTTCAGGCCTTGGGCAAATCCACAGAAGACCAGATCAAATACACCGAGGCCCTGAACCTCGCCCTTGTGGCGTCGGGTACGAAGGGGCAGCAGGCGCTGTCTGTCCAGGAAGCCCTGTCCAAGGGCATGACGAATGGCAAACTAGCGACTGAGCAACTTCAGACCGTTTTGAACAGTTCGAGTGAGGTATCCAAAGCGTTAGCTGACGAACTAGGCACTACGGTGCTTGGGCTCGCTGATATGGCCAAGCAGGGTCGGATCACTGGAGACGTGATCTTCAACGCTCTTACCAAGCGTCTCGATGAGTTCACGATGAAGGCCGAAGAGATGCCCGCCACCCTGGGTGATGGCTTTCTCTTAATCGGTAATGCGCTGACTGCGCTTGTCGGAAGCTTTGACCAAGTCAGCGGTGTGACGCAATTCCTCGCAGGCCTGATGGTCAGCCTTTCCGACGGTATCCTGTGGGTAGCTACTAACATCGACCGCTTCACTGTTAGCGCTGATACGCTCGAGAAGATCTTGTGGACGATTGCGCCCGCAATGATCGCCGCCTTCGGTCCGAGTGTTCTTGGTATGGTGGGCTCCCTCATTGGCGCAGTGGGAACTGGGTTGGTTACTGCCTTCGTGACGCTTAGGACGGTGATGCTTGCCCACCCGCTCGTTTTCTTCGGCACGGTGATCGCCACCCTCATTTCCTATTTCCACAACTGGGTGGAGGCTTTTCCGCTAGTGACTAAGGCGTTCGATTGGTTGTACGAGAAGGCGATGTTCGTCCTCGAGACCATCAAGACCGCCTTCACTGCACTCTTTGGGGCTACCTTCTTCGAAAACGGGGAGGTAAATGTCAACATCAAGGGTGACGACGCCGCAAACAAAATCAACAATGGGATGAAGCAAGGGGGTGCCACTGCCTCCGAGCTGATGAAGAACGGCATCGAGAATGGTGCCAAGACTGCGGCTCAAATCTTCGATGAGAATGCTCAGAGGGCTGTTGCTCACTACGAGGAACTCAACGGCAAGTTGGCCGAGGTCATCGTCAAGAGTCACAAGACAGGGGCGGAGTATCTCTACAATGCCTACACCGGTGCGGTGAAGGAGGTAACACCCCCGGCAACAGAAGAGATGAAGGGTGGTATCGAAGCGGGAGGCCAGTCCGCTGCATCGGCGATGGGTTCCGCTATCTCGAGTGCTGGTAGCGAGGTCGCTCAGCTTATCAACATGGCGGCACTAAACGTAGCCCAGGCTTCTGACATGGCCCGCCGGATGTTCGATCAGCAGATTGCCGTCATGCGATCTGTGGCCGCCAAGAACCAAGCTGAAGCCACTAAGTTGCTTCAGGAAGCTCATCAGATCGGGCAAGAAACTTTCGGCAGCGGCTCCAAGAGCCGAAGCGGAGGTTCCGGCGGGTATAAGGGCGGTAGCGGCGGTGGTGGAGGCGGGAACGTCAGCCACCTGTGGGCTTGGGATGACTTTAACAACTCGAAGAATGATAACGATGGTAATTCTGGTACTAAGACGTCTCCTATCACTACGAGTTCGATTAATGTCCAAAACGTCCTTGACCCGAACATGGTCCCCGATGCACTCGATACCGCTGCGGGACATAACGCCATCGTGAACGTCATCAAGTACAATCGCGAAGAACTTCGCGCCATTCTCGGGAGCACATGATATGGCCCTTCTTTTCGCTGATGGTTTTGAGCACTACGGCACGAGTACAGCGGTTAGCACTAACATGACTTCGGGCGAGTATGCCGACGCTAATCTTGCTTACGGAGAACCGAATTTTGCTCGTACTGGAAATCGCTGTATCCGAGACAGTCAAAAGGGCAGCATCCGGAAATGGTATGGTACTTCTCATAACGAGGTAGGGGCCGCTCTAGGTTTCTACATCGCCGCCTTGCCGGGAAGTGCAAGTTCTCGGTCAGGGTTTCGCATTAACGACGCGACCAATGCGCCTATTGTGTCTTTTGCGGTAACCCCGAGCGGTGAGATAGCTGTTCATCGAGGGATCATGACCGGCGATCTCTTGGGTTCAACTGACAGCGGATTGATAGGTGCTCAGACCTGGAACCATATCGAAGTGCGAGTGCTTCAAGACAATGTGGTGGGTGAGGTCGAGGTACGAGTGAATGGCGTGGTCGAACTCCTGTTAACCAATCTCGATCTAGGGACCGTTTTACCCGGTTTTTGGGTAGGAGGGACGGGTGGGATCGGCTCAAACGAGCGGTTTTTTGACGACTTGATCCTATGGGATACCACGGGGGACGTGAACAACACTTTCTTCGGTCCCGCCCGTGTTAATACCATTTGGTTGAGTGACGATGAGGGCGGCAACCAGTGGTCAGTGGTTGGTGCGGGAAGCGGTGCCGAGGCGTTGACAGAGCTAGCGCCCGATGGGGATACCTCTTATGTGTCAGCTGCCGTAGTCGGCGACGTATCTGAGTTTTCAATACAGGAGCTTCCGCCAGAAGCGGAGGTTATCTCTGGAGTCTACATCCCGACAATGGCTAGACTCGCGATGGCTGGCACTGGGAGTATGAGAACTTCCGTTGTGTCTGGTAGTGATACCGCAGACGGTGAGGAGCGTGTCTTAACTACGGCTTATACCTACAGAGGTGACGTCTTCGAGAAGGACCCGGCAACCGATCAGTTATGGACCAAGAACGGGCTTGAGGAAATCTTAGTCCGAATTGAAAAGACGGCGTAAGACTATGGCTATACTTGACGGACTTTCTCCGACGGGGGCATGGTCTTTCTCTCGAGACCTGCTATCTTCTTGGTCTTCGAACAGGTATGCAGCTACAGGAGGCGATGTAACTGACCTGTATGACCAATCCGGCAACGGACGAGACCTTACTGCGTCAGGTTCTTCTAGGCCTCTCTTAACCGCTGCGGGGTCGAATAGTCGTGCCTGTGGGGACTTCAATGGTAGTTCTCATGTTCTTAGCGGAAATGCTATAAGCCAATTTATTGCGAACGATGAAGGTTATCTGATTGTTTCTTTCCTAGCTGACTCAGTATCCTCTGGTAGCGGAACCCGATACAATAACAATGGGATCATAGCGGATGCATCAGGTTATGTGGGGCTGCTCATTGATGCTAATGGGAGTGTGCCACCCTACAATACCGTTGCTTATAACTATGACGGAAACGCGGACTATGCCGTAGTAGACGGAAGTGTAGTACTCGGTCAAGTGCATGTTGCCGAGTGGAAACATGAAGGCGGCAACCTCCTTTGTCGTATAGATAAGGGCTCGTGGACCAGTATTCCGTCGGGTAATACTTCAAATCGTAATGGTGGGATAAGATTAGGGCGGGGGTACGTCAACTATTTCGATGGAAAAATTTTTGAAGCAGTTGCTTTTTCCTCAGTTCCGAGCAGCACTGATCAGGACCTCATAGCGGAAGATTTGTTTGATTGGGTAGGTGGTGAAGCACCTCCCGATGTAGTACCCTTGCGCGTCACCCAATTGCCTCTGCAGGTGATCGATACGGGTAGCCGCAGCGTCCGGGTTACCCAATTGCCCATACAGGTGATTACGCTTCCAGTTCAACCGGCGCGCGTCACTCAGCTGCCCATTCAGGTTCCAAACCTTCCGCGACCGGTGCCGAAGCCCACCCCCCTAGTCCCCCTAGCCCCTGTGGGAGAAGAGTTTGTCTTCCTGACAGCGGTCAATCGCGCTCGATCCTCAAAGGAGCAGCGAGCGAGGCTCGTAGAAAACCCGCGTCATCGATACGCCTACTCGCTCCAGCTCACCAATGACGAGCAGCGACGAAGAGCCTACGCTTATCTCTACAAGAACCAGGATCGAGAACTCCTCCACCCGATGTTCCATCACTGGACAAGGCTTCTTGCTGAGACAGAACCTCTCTCTGATCGCCTCTACTTCGATCCAGCGGGAACAGACCTTCGTGTAGGTGAGGCCCTCGCGATCTTCGACGTCTACACGATGGAGGTCTCGTTCCACACGGTAGCCGAGTTGTTCGCTGATGGCGCTCGATGCGAAGAGTCTATAGGCCGTCCGGTGGGGGAAGTTCACGCGGTCTGTCCGGCACCGCTGTCACGTTTCATCCGAGTGCCCGATCTTACCATGGCTGAGGGGCTCGGCGAAGCCCGAGTGACCATTGAGACCACTCGTGATCGGGTTCTTCAGCGCGTGGACAACTTCGTGTTGCCGATGCTCGGCGATCTGCCGGTATTGGCAGTTGAGCCCCTTGGGGAGGCTAACGAAATTCTCGAGCGGGGTACCGAGTGGCTTGATACGGGCCTGTCCATTCCTTCGCCGAGAACTAAATGGCGTTATGGGCTGATGAACGGAACCCGAGAATACAAGTTCGACCGAGAGACAGACTTCGATTTTTGGCGGGCGATGCTCGATCATCTTGGAGGTCGTCAGCGCACGATCCGAGTGCCCACTTTCTTCAATGACCTACCTCTTACCCAACAGCCTGCTCTCGGGGCTACTGAGTTAGTAACCTCAAACATACAGGCCTTCGAGTACCTGATGGCCGGTAGCTATGGGGCCATCACTATCTGGAGGGACATTGGACCTCTTCACCGGTCGGTGCGAGAAACCAGAATGGTCTATGACGCTAACGGTGATCCGGTGGCTGTTCGGATGCTCTTGGATGGTAGCATTGGGAGTAGTCCGGGGTCTAATATCATCAAGGCGATTTCCTACCTCAATCGGATGCGGATGGGATCGGACTCAGCGGTACTCAGCCATCATCAGAACTATAGCACCATCACGTTGGAATTGCAGGCGGTGAACCAATGAGCTATACTCAAAAGGATTTGTCTGTCCAGGATGGCGAACCGGTCGAGTTCTACAAGTTCTCGAGTCCTTTGGGGGTCTTCCGTTATACGTCGGACAACAAGCCCGGCATGTGTAACGGCGAACTCTACGAGGTAATCCCGGGGGGCATCGAACGAACCTCTGTGGAGACGGGTTCCGTGGTGGACACAGTCATGACTATGGACTTCATCATTCCCGCCGACAGCGACGTGGCTAAACTCTATTGCTATCAGATCACCCCCGAAGACTTGATCGTGGAAGTCCGTCGAGCTCATCGTGGTGACGACTGGGCAACCGAGTGGGAAATGGAGTGGATAGGTCTAGGGCTCGACACGTCGGTCTCCAAACATTTGGCGACAATCAGGACAGGATCGATCCTCCAAGCCAAACTTAGCGGCAATGTGGCTACCGTCTATTATCAGCGGATGTGCAACCATACGCTCTTTGACGCTCGTTGCAAGATCAATCGTGCCGATTGGACCTTCCCCGCAGTGGTGACAAAAGTCCAGCGTCAGCTCATCACGGTCGATAATGACAACGCCCATAACGGGACGTTGAAGGGTGGAGAACTCAAGATATTGCGTACCGGCGAGGGGCGAACAATCCACGATAATCAAGATGATTTGATTACCATCAGTTACCCCTTCGGCAGTGTGGAAGTCGGGGACGCGGTTGAATTAACCTTTGGCTGTAATCGTGCCCGTCTTGGCGACTGCAAGCTTCGGTTCGACAATGCGAAGAATTTTGGAGGCTTTCCGTTCATCCCTGTTACTAACCCCTTCACTGATCTTAAGTTTGATGGCAAAATCATCACTAAGATCAAGGAAGATTACTACACCAGACAAAGCCTGATTGTTGTAAACTCGTAGGGTAGTCCCATGGCTAAGTATCATCGACTCAATCCTCATGCTACCTACGTCGATTGGTACCAGGGTAGTAAGTCCTCTGTCCAAACCTCAGTACCCCCTCCTACCTCTCTTCGGGCTGACATCCCTCAGGCGACTGTTGGTGGAGCGATCCCCTATGTCATCGGTCGTCGCCGTATCTCCCAGCCTAATGTCATTGGCTATGGTAACCTCCGAGCTCTGACGCAGACCACAGTCGAAACCAAGACCGAGACTCGTACAATCCCGGGATACTACCAAGGCGCGATCTATAATCCGCCTCAGATTGTAGAGGAGACGATCACCACTGAGACGACGGTTCCCATTGGCTTTTTGACTGACATCACCGTCGGCATTTGTTTGGGCCCCGATGTTGTGCTCAAGGCGATCTATGCAGGTACTGAACCCATCTGGACGGGCACGGCCGGGCCGGCTCGTACGGAGTTCACCATCGGCGTCAATGAGACTGCCTTCTCCGAATGTGAAGTGGCGTTTAATGGCGGCGCGTTCGATCAGGATGTAGACCCATGGACCTCGGCTCCTCCGATTGAGCCCTCGTTGCCGGGTTCGTTAACCGCCGGTACGGGCATCAATAACACCCATGAGGCCAACCCTCAATATGTGGGAGTCATCAGCCCAGGGGCAACTCCCATCGCTTACCCGCCTGTCCCCGAAACCTTCGGTTCTATTTCGGCTTCGGTCAATCTGTTTGAAGTCGTTAACATCTACGACATGCATCAAACCGGAGGGTCCGGCACTTGGAATTTCGGTTCGATCCTGCAAGTCCGAGGTGATCGGAGAGTTTCTCATCCGACCCTCAACGTTTCGTTGAACGGAGGGACCCCCATAACACTTAACGTAGCGGGTTTTCATCCGCAGAGCAATACCACGTCCTACACGATGCCGATACCGCAGAAATTCGGCTTCGTACCAGGGAACACCTATGACATCGCGATCTCTCCGGATGGTCCAGGTCTACCCAAGGACTCCCCGGCTTATGTGGGAATAGCCTACATTATTCTTCGTGGGATGCGAGCGGATATGTCGATTGACGCTCTATCTTTTGAAGTAGAGCGTTTCCCGAACCCGCTCGGCCTTACCAGCGGCCAAAATCGCAAAGACGACGACATCAACTGTGCTACAGCTATATATGATGTTCTGACGAGCGATTGGGGTGGCGCCGGTATCCCGGCGGAGAATGTAGATGAACCCTTGCTCAAAGCGGCGGCTCTTGTCTTCGCAGCCGAAGCAAACTACTGCGCTATGCTGATTGACGCTGAGACTAGCGCCACCGCCGTACTGGGCTCTCTCCAGGCTCAGACCTACTCGGTGGTGTATCAAAACCCCGGCACTGGCAAGATCGAGGTCAGGCCCATCCGTCAGACGTTTAATCGAGCAAACATCAAGTCATTCGGTCAGAACAATTTGATCGAAATCCGAAACTTCAACAAGGATGCTTGGGCTTCCACACTTGAAGTCCTAAGGGGCATCTATGTGGAACGGTCGAATGACTATGAGCCCACCCCAGTAATGGTGCAGAGCATCGGTAGCCTTTCGACTACCGGTAGGACTAAGCGATCCGGGGAAGTTAACTACCCCTATGTCACTAAGGCGGACCTCACTCTGTTTCTCGTGTCTCGGGATTTAGCTTATGCTTCCGTACCAAGGTTTGGTCTGTCGGCGCTCACCACTCGAGACGGCGCGACGTGTCTACCGGGTGACGTGGTACTCATCACGGAGTCGGATTACGGCTTCTGGGGTGTTCCCATGGTTGTCAATAAGGTGCGCAAGTCGCCTCTGAAGGAGAACCACGTACTCCTGACGCTTGAAGAGTATGCGCTCCCGAATAACTCGCCGATCTACGATACGCCAGAGGAGCCCTATGATCCAGGATTGGATTATTCGCCTAAAACGCCTCTTGGCGCACTGGCGATCACCGCTCCGTTCTGGATCGTATCTCGTGCCCGGGGGGTTGCCTATGACAGCACGTCGAATGTGGTCTATCCGCTGATCCTGCCGATCCCCGCAAATGATCTGCAGGCCTATTACGATGTCCACATTAACAATGCTCCTGGTGTCGGGCAGACTCAGGCTCAAACCGGAGGCCTCTACGCTACCTACGGGCAGTTGGTTAACCCGATCAGTCGATGGGATGGCATCGAAAATGGTCAACTGACCTCCATCGAGATAGACTCTGTCACTAATCCTGTGGTTCTTGATAAGGTTTTCTCGGACAACGATCAGCGTTCGGGTCGAGTGTTGGTGTTCATCGGAAACGAGGTCTTTACCTACTCTAGCGCTACCCAACTAGCGCCGGATAGGTATCAACTCAACCTGGTGAAGCGAGGCCTGATTGACACTGTTCCTCAGGATCACGCTGCGGGGGCTAATGTCTTCATCACTGACAATGTGGTAAAGAACCTGGTTCCCGTTGCCTTCGATTATCCGCTGGGCTACACTCCCCAGTGGCGAGTGGTATCGTCTACGATCAATGAGAGGGGCAAATACGCTAATGCGCTTGCGTTCGCATCGTGGAACTCGGCCAACATGCCCCGGACCCTGCGTCCGGTACGTCCGCACGATACTCGCATCGATGGAGTCCGGGGTCAGGCTCCTCTGACTCTCGTCGTGGGGGAGGACTACACTGTTAGCTGGAGGACCCGTAATCGGTCCAGTCCGACAATCCCGTTTCAGGGGGATACCGCTGAGCTGAGCGAAGGCACGACTGACGATAAGGTGATCTTTCACCGAGTCTACCTCCGAGACAGCACCAACACCCTGCGCTTGTGCGGGGAGACCGGTGATGCCGATAACGCCAATTCGCTGGTGATAACCATTCCGCCAACGGTCATTGATGGAGTGGGTACTCTGTTTGTCCGGTCGGTCAATCAACATGGCGAAAGCCTGTTCGATGATCCGCTCCCCGTCGAAGTATGGGCGGGTAGCTCTCGCATCATCCGTTACGCAATCGAGGCTTGATATGATCGGTTCTCAAATCCTATGGAGACTGTCGGGTGGGTCATCCAATACAGACCCAACTCTTTCGCTGGGGGGCGTCATGTCCTCCAGCGGGATCGTGAACAATGTGCTGCAGAACTTGTTCGCTAATATCACGAGTGGTGAGCGGGCGTCTGGGTCAACTAAGTATAGGTGTTTCTATATCGTCAACAGTCACCCGACACAAACCCTCGAAGGGGCGGTAATCTATCTACCGCTCAATACCCCTTCACCCGGTACACTCATCTCCGTCGGACTTGACCCGACAGGTATCAATGGGACCGCAGCAACAATCCCTGACGAGGATACAGCCCCATCTGGCGTCGTCTTCGATCATAGTCCCTCCCCGGACTCTCGTGAAACGGGTCTACTCATTGGGGACCTCGAAGCTGGGGACTCTATCGCCGTGTGGCTTCGTCGGGTAACTGATCCCGGTACCGCCTCTGCGGCTAACGATCCCTTCACCGTCATGGTGAATGGGGATCCCGAATAAGGAGAACTGACCATGGCATTGACCAAGACTCGAGCGAGACAGGTTCAGACCCTGCTCAAGGCCGCCGGTTACTACACGGGTGAAATCGATGGTGCTATAGGGCCGAAGTCAAGGCTCGCTATCAATACCCTAGTCAATCGACGCCTGAGTGAGTTGACGTCCCCGAAGATGAGCGAGGATCGACGTGCCATAGCGGCGGGCCAGCTCGTGCTTAAGCATGCCGGTCACCCCGTTGGAGCGATTGACGGCTACTGGGGCAATGCCACAGAGGGTTCGTGGCTCGAGTGGGATCACTTGTACCGTACGGGATCGCCGCTTTCGCTCGAGAAGCGCCCTCAGGGACCCGCCAGCCCCATCGCCGGTAGTTTCCCCCGGCAGGTCGATTGCGGGGCGTTCTACGGCGCTCCTGGGCCGGCTGTCGAGCGTCAGCTGGTCATGATCGATCTGCCATTTCCTATGCGCCTCGACTGGGCGCTCAGCACGACGGTCAAACGAGCCCAGCTTCATAAGAAGTGTGCTGACTCTGCCCTAGTGGCATTGAACCGTATCCTTAGCCACTATGGTTATGATCGGCTCAGGGAGCTGGGGCTTGATCGAACAGCCGGCACCTACAATCACCGCAGGATGCGAGGTGGTACCTCCTGGTCCATGCATGCCTATGGCTGCGCGTGGGATTTCTACGCCGGCAAGAATGGGCTAAACACTAAGTGTCCTCAGGCACTCTTCTGTGGCTCTGAGTACAAGGCCTGGCTCGACATATGGGAGTCGGTCGGCTGGGTATCACTGGGCCGTGCCATCGGACGTGATTACATGCACGTTCAAGCTGCACGGCTCTAAGACTTCCCACAATGGAGAAGATAATGAACAGCAATCTCTTCCACAACGTCGTCAATATCGCGACCCTGCTCCTCGCGGGGTTGACCGCCGTCCTCCTCGCCTCGGGCTGTGTGGAGACGGCCAACGGCACCATCTCCTGCGAGGAGTCCTTCATCAGTCCCAGCCTCTCGGCGATCATCATCACGGGCCTGATGATCCTCAAGCTCCTGGTGAACATCGTCCGGGATGGTATCACGGGGCTGACCAAGAAACAGCCACCGGTCCAGTGATATGACCTGGGCAGCTATCATCAAGCTGCTGCTGAGCCTCGTCCTCTCGATGGTGAACCATGCCAGACGGCAAAACGCTATTGACGAGGGCGAGGCTCTTACAGTGGCCAGAGCATTGAAGGAGTCTCTTGATGCCATGGACAAAGCGAATAGGGCTCGTGATGATGCTCACCGTAAGTTTGATGAGTCTAACGGGGTGCCTGACGACAGCGACCCCAACCTCCGAGACTGATCTTATCAGCAAGAGAGTCATCTGCCAGTTGCTCCCCGAACGATCCTATTCGAGGAATGACACAATCGAAACCCGCCGGCATATCATCGGCGACAACGCCGCGAAGCGGGAACTGTGTGGGGGCACGTAATGGAACTCTTCAGCATTGATTGGAAATTCTGGGCGGTAGCGGTTGGGGCCACGATCATCAAAGTGGCTTCCTCCCCCTATTTCTCGTTTCCTCGAGCGGCCCTTATGGTCTTCGCGGCGTTGTTTTCCGTTTACGTTTTCACGGACCCGCTAATGCATTGGCTTCAACTCGAAGTGAGGTACCGCCTAGCGCTTGCGGCGCTAGTTGCTCTTACGGGTGAGGGGCTGATGAGGATGCTTATCACCTGGGCGAATGATCCCAGGCAGTTCATCGAGCTACTAAAAATATGGAGGAGTAGCAAGTGAGGAAGTTTGTGGTGTCTGATCGAACGTGGCTATGCCTTATCGCTCTATGCTGGATCATCGTGCTCTTGTACGCTGACCAAAAAGGGACGATAGTCTCCCATCGTCCCTTTTTTGTGGAGCAGTCGATGCCGCGCTAGGCGGCCTTCTTGGCCGACTTCTCCTTGCCCTTGGCGGTGCCCTTCGCCTCGGTCTTCTTGCCCTTCGCGGGCTTGGCGTCGGCCTTCGGCTTCGCGGCGCCCTTGCGCTCGGCGGCCGGGATCGGCGTCGACTTCGTCTCCTTGAGCTTGTCGACCACGTCCTTCAGTTCGGCCTTGGTCTTCCAGCCATAGCGGGTACCGCCGGCGGCGAGCTTCTTGATGTTGGCATTCCGGAGCTTGATGCGAACCTGGGCCTCACCGACGTTCAGCGCGTCGGCGACATCCTGGGGGCCGTATTCGAAATGGTCGTCCTTGTCCTTGCTCATCTTGAGCCTCCTTTTTTGAGTTTGCGTAACACTTGGTCGGCGTCCATGCCTTTCTCCACTACCATGTCATACAGGTCTTCGTCAATGGTGTCTTGACCACATAGGACGAAAAACTCTGCAGGGTCCTCGTAGAACTTAGTATCTAGCCGGGACTTAGCTTGATCGAAATCAATGAAGCTATGGGCCAGTGAATGAAAAATGCCGTAGCGGGATTTCCACAAGTCAACGCCGACGCCACCGGTGCGCTGCTGGCAGACGATTACGTCCCACTGGGCCTTCTGGAATTTCCGCCATATATCCGGGCGAAGCTTCTTCGACACTTTGCCATGAACCGCTATAGCATCATAGCCCTCAGCCTGCATCGCCCTCAGGATGCGGTCGACCTCCGGCCGAAACACTGCGAATATCACCACGGGCTTCGGCAGTCGCCTCACCAGCGATACGAGCTTAAGCAGTTTTGATCTCCCCACCTCATGACACTCCCCCTCATCATCGAACAGAAAGCCATTAGCGATCTGTCGGCACTTCATGATGTTCGTAATCTTGAGCGGCGCCATCGACCGCTCCCCTGTGGGTAACCTTACTACACCGGTGTCCCTCATCTTCTCGTATACTCGGCGCTGCTCTCCCAGCAAAGGAACTATCACCTGATGGACTATTGGGGGCTTGATGCCTACATCCTGCTTCGTCAGTCGAACGCAGTGAGGCTTGATTGTCCTGATGAACTGATGGAGTTTCCCTCGCTTGAACTTTGCCTTGCCCCTCATGATGCGCGCTTTCAGCATCATGCCTTCCCACTCCTTAGACCCCCACCGGTACCTCTTCCAATCGATTACCGGAAGGCCTAGGTACTCCTCCTCAAAGTCTTTCCAGCTGTCACCCAGAAGGCCGGGGAGCAGGAACCGGAATTGAGCCCACAGGTCCTTCGGTTGCTTCTCGATGGGAGTCCCCGTTAAGATCACTCGCTTGGGGATGCCTGAAAGTTTCGCGGCCGCTCGAGACCAGGCAGTGCCTCGATCCTTGATCCTGTGGGCCTCGTCAAGAACGCAGAACGTCAGCCACCGTGTGGCGCGTTTGATCTTAGCGGCAACCCCCGGGAGCACGTCATAGTGAACCAGTAGAGCTTTGGGGAAAGGGAGCTTCTTGAATTCTTCCCAATCGCTAGTGACATTCAACCAGGGCAAATACTCAGATAGTTTGTCCCGCCAGGTGGAGTCCCTATTGGTGAGCAGACAGACGATAACAGCGGCGAGGTCTTCTCGGGGCAATCGCTCTAGCGCGCCCATCGTCATGAAGGTTTTACCGGTTCTTTGCTCGGCGAGAACCGCTGTTGCTTCGGAGCTTAAAATCTGTTCGACCGGCGCGACGTGTTCCGGCCAGAGCGTCACGGAGTAATTCGACTGCCTCCTCCGGTTCGACAATGAACGCTGCGAGCCCTCCGGCTTGGTTAATGTCGGAGATAGTTTCGACTTGGAGTTCGCCCGCGCCACCATCAGGCTCCTTTACTTCGAAGGCCCAAAATAGTCCCCTGCAGCAACCTACGAGGTCAGGAATACCGGAGGACTGGAAAGGCCCACCCCATACCTTGAAGAACCAAATGTCAATACCGAACTCCCGCTTCAAGGCCTTCTTAATGCGATCTACTCGTCTCGTCTCACGCTTCTTTGCCATAGGTTACTCCAAAAAGGAAGCCCGCAGCCTAGAAGGATAAGCTGCGGGCTCCTCTCACTCGACTCTGCGGGGGGCTAGGAGTCGAGGAGGTCCGCCTCCGTGAGCGCGTCGATGACCGCGTTCTTCTTCTTGCGGAGGGTCTTGAACTCGTCCAGGTCGACTTCGATGCCGGACTCCTCGATCACGGACTCGAGTTCATCCTCGGACATTTCCTGCACCTCGTCTTCGGTCCAGGTCGTCTGCTTCTTGCTGGACTTCTTCGATCCAGTCTTGGAGCGACCAGCCTTTCCCTCCGGCTCATCCTCCTCCTCGTCCTTCTTGGCACCGCGGCGGCCCTTGGGCTTCTCCTCCGGCTCGTCCTCGGGTTCGGCGCCGAGCTCGATCTCCAGTTCCTCGGCGGCCTCACGGACTTCGTCCTGGTCAGCGTCGGCGAGTTCCTCGCGGAGCTTGTCAGCGTCACGTCCCTTGATCTTCATCGCCTTGGCGAGCTTCTTCACGTCGGAGTCCGACAGCTCGTCATAGTCGATTTCGTCGTCGGACTCTTCCTTGCCGCTCTTCTTGTTCTTCTTGCCACCGTCTTCGTCGAGGGGCCAGAAATCATCGAAGCGGATGCGGGGGGTGCCGTTCTGGTCCTTCTCGAAGTAGGTGTGGGCCATGCACTTCAGACCGACGAGTTCGCTGGAGTCGATGTCGGCGTCTTCCGCGTCTTCCTCGATGGCGCCGAGCGAAACGAGCATGTTCTTGGTGCGACCCAGAGCCCGGGGGGCAATCGAGGCATTGTGGTAGACCGTCGTCTCCTCGTACTCCTCGTCAGCGCCCTTGAAGACCATTCGGAGATAGGGGTGCTCGTTGCCATCCTCCCAGGAGGCCTCCTTGACCTCGACGGCGTACTCCATATCACCGTCGAACTCGAGTACCTGCTGGGAAAAGTCGATCGACTTCTTGGTCTTGCTCCCGCGACGGCTGGAGCGACCGCCCGCGGCTTTGGTGGAACGTCTTGCCATTTTCTTATCCTTCAATGAGCTCAATGATTTCTTCGTAGGTGGGGTCCACAATTACGTCCGGCAAATCGATAGAGCGCGGCTTGCGAACCTTGCGAGTGTATATATCGCTTGGGCCTACCCCCAGGCAATACTCGATTTTCTTCAGTTTTTTCTTTCGTCCTTTCTCATCCTTCTTCTCGATGTACCGAACTCGGATGAACGTGTTAGCGATCACGTTCACAGCTGCATTGAGGTGACTTTTAACACTCGGTGAAAGGGCTGGACCGACTTCTGGATCGATTACCCCGGCGTCACTGTCCTCCTCCCCAGCGTTGAATATGCGCTCCTGGGCGATGAAGATCACATTCATCTCCAGATTGCGGAACCGGGTGATCTGATCCTTCAGATAGCTGGCGACCTCACCCCAGTTCTGCTTGGTCATTGTACCCCAATCGCCAGCCTGTTTGCCGGACCGCTCGAGCTTCGGCCCTACGATGTCCATGATCTTAAGATGCTGAAGCATCGTCACCGTATCGAGGATCAGGGTCTTGTACTTCCCTTTTAGCTTGCCGGACTTGAGCTCCCAGTAGACATCGTCCATCATGTCCAGGTCTTCGATGTCCAGCACGTCAAGACCCTTCACGTCGGAAACGCTGTCGGTCCCTTCGTCTTGAATGTCCAGCAAAAGGGCCGGCGTCGGAAATGTCCCGGCCAGTGTGGTCTTGCCCGTTCCCGCTTTGCCGTAAATCGCAAAGGACTTGGATCGCTTGACATCCCCTACCTTTCGGATGCCCAGATCACCACGATCAGTCTGCCGAGTCCGTGAGGCTGTTCTCTTTCTCATCTCTCTTTTCCTTACTGACAGTAAAATCCTTCTGGCGGACGTAGTCAGCGTCCAATCCTTGAAGTTCAGCGCGGCAAATGCCCTCGAAATCACACCACGAGCAGTGACGGTCGATATTCTTGGACTTGTTCTTGCCATGGTCATCAACCATCCGAGCGGTATCGGCGAGAAAATCCCCCATAACGCTCGACACAACTTCCGAGTTCACCGGCGTGTGGATGCGCTGGAACCAGTCACCCCTTGCCTCTTCGGATCGCTTGATGAAGCCCCCGTACTCCTTAGCATTGAAACCCAGCTCCGCACAGGTCTCTCGGATCGTGATCGGTAGTGTATCGATATTCTTCTGGGACATCGAACCGTCTTTGAGAAGGCTCGGCCTCGTCGGCGACTTCGAACGAATATAGTCCCAACACATGCCGTCTACGTCACCCCAGCCGAGTGCCTGAACTACAGTAATGTAGGAAGCGGACTGTAAGTTGCGCCAGCGCTCGTCATCATTCGGGCGACGGGAGAAGGTCTTGTGCTCTACGATCCATCTAAGCTTGTTGGGGGTTCGACCGATAGCGTCGATCTTACCGTTCCACACGATGCCGCTGAGTCCCTTCTCAAAATGGCCAAGGTCCAGGTTGAACTCGTGCTCGCCGCTTCGCTTGTTGTACCGCTCGAAACGAAGGTCCTTCTCCGGCCAGAAGTCAAAATACTCGGTCATGATCTGGCGAACGTCGGAAACAATCTCTCCGTACATTTCTCGCTCGGCTTTGAAGAGCTTGAGGTTTTCCTTCTCGACTTGAGCCAAAACCTCGAAGGGGTCGTCACCCTCTGCTTCCGCCTCGAGCATTTGATGGACAATGGTGCCGAATTGAAGGGGGCGACTCTTGACCTTCTTTCTCAATTTCTCGACGTACCGTAGGTGATAGGCATACTTGCACTTACGGTAGACTTTGACCTTCGACTGGCTAACCTTAAACTCGTTCGGTGCGTCGGCCTCTACGGCTCCCTTTGACTTCGCGACGGCTTTCTTCATCTTTGCCCTTGACATATCGTTCTTCCCACTCTTCTAGACTAATGCCCGAACTCCAGGGCCCTATCTTTGCTTCTGCTTCAATCGGTACCGAGAGTTCGATGTCAAAGTCTTCGAACATATCGGGGCCAGACATGATCTCCAGCAATCGCTTGTAGACCTTCGGCACGTAGTCATTGCGAACCACGCATAATATAGCATCATGCACGGTCCCTACAATCCTAACAACTCTGCGCCCGAACTCCTTGCGAAGTTGAATTGCTGCCATCAGATTGATGTCATTCGCGAAGGACTGGACGGGGCTATTGATCGCCTGGCGCTCTGCCTCCTGACGCTTCGCCTTAGTAAACGGATCGCTACCCTCCATTCGGGCATCGGGCAGTCGACGCTTGCGGCCGGACAGTGAACGGACATACCCGAACTTGCGGGCGTACCGACGCTGACGATTATGCCATTCCGGCAAATCCCCATACAGGTCGAAGAACGCTTCACGCGAGGCCTGAGCCTGTTCGTCGGTAACGTTCACTCCGTAGTTGTCTCGGGCGTAGATCTTGAACTTTTTCCACCACATGCCATAGAGGTAACCGAAGTTCACCGCCTTCGCTTTCTTACGATACTCCTTCCACTCCTTATTGATCCCCTCGGCAGCACCGGGACCCATCTTCAGCAGAATGTCAATCGCCTGAGAGTAGGAAAGTTTAGTGCCCTTTGATAGTGCCTCTGCCGTCTTGAGCACAAGGTCCTTCAGACCACCCCCTCGGGAAATCTCCCGGATAGCGGTCAGCCAGTGAACGTCAACACCGGTTCGGAACGCCTCGATCATTGCGCGCTCGTTTGCGAGCTCTGCAGCGATCCTCAGCTCAATCTGACTGAGATCCGCCTCGATCAATGTCCAGCCCGGTTTAGCGGTGATCAGTGATCGAATACGAGGGTCTCGAGGAACCTGCTGAAGGTTCGGGTTCTCACAAGATAGTCTCCCCGTCACCGTGCCGTGAAGCTTAAATGAAGGGTGCAGGTAGTACTGTCCATCTTCCTTCTTGTGGAGGTAGGGCTTCCACCCATCGATAAAGAAGGACAGCTGCTGCTTCGCCTCTCGGAATTTAAGAAGCGATCCAGTACAAGGATGATCTATCCGCTTGATGACCGACTCAGAGCAGGACGGTGCCCCCGTCTTCGTGAGGTCTAGCGGCTTGATGCCGAGCTCTTCGAACAGCAGCCACCCGAGCTGCTTTGACGATCCCCAATTGAACTCCTGCTTTCGTCCCTTGGCATCGAGGACGAACTCAGGCTCCCACTTCTTAAGGTCTGCTAGCGCGGTGTTGTACTGATCCCGAAGGAATGTCTCAGCTTCTTCGAACTTGTCATAGTTGACGCAGACTCCCTCGTACTCGACCTCCACAAACAGGTTGGAGCAAGGCATCAGGATTTGTCTGAAGACCTGACGAACCTCTTGATCTTTGTTAAGCAGTTTGCCGAAGAGAAACCTCAGCTTTCGAGTGAAGTAGACGTCATGGGCCAAGTATTTGGCATGTCGGTGCCAAGGGGCCTCACCCTGCTTCTCGTTGACATCGATCTCCCAATCCGGTGCCCCCAAGAACTTCATGGCGAGGTATTTTAGGCCGTGACGGTCGTTCTCATCCAGGATGTAGTGGGCCAGCATTGTGTCGAAGGAGTTCTCGAGTTGAACCCCGAAGTGAACGAGCACCCACAGCAAGTCGAACTTGCCATTGTGGGTAACCAGCATGCAATCCTCGAGGCGCTCGGCGATCCGCTCGACCATGGTCTCTAGGTCACCCTTAGACCATGGGGACTCTCGATGGTGGACCGGCAAGCACCACTGAGTCCGAGATGTGGCGAACCCCATCGATACAATCTTGGGGGTGGGGCCCGGGCTCATCCTCTTGGTCTTCTTGTCCACTAGTTGATGGCGCCACGGATAGAGCTGATTGGTCTCGATGTCGAAAGCCACAGTTCCCGACAGGTCCTTCAGCATATCCCTGAAATCGTCCTCGGTCAGAACCGAGCGATAGGAAAGTTCCCTCTCTTCGGGGATGCCGCCGAAGTTGATGATGTCCTTGAAAAGTCGGATATCTCCGGCAAAAGTGTCCTCGTGGGACGGGTCTCGAAGGATGAACGCTGGGTGGAAGGCCGGCAGGAAGATGACGCCATCTTTCTCAAAAGGCTTACCCCGTCGCTTGGTGATGCCGGCGCTACCGGTGATCGACTGCAGAGGGATGTTCCCCAGAAGCAGAACATACTTGGGCTTCACCATAGCTATCTGGTAGTCGAGCCATTTCTTGCAGGCGTTTATCTCACCCTTTGTTGGGGTCCGGTTCTCGGGCGGTCGACAGCTCACCGCATTGCAAACGAAGATGTTCTCTCGATCTAGCCCATTTTCCTCAAGGAGCTCCGTCAGGAGCTGCCCGGCCTTACCACTGAAGGGAACTCCGGTACGCTCCTCATTGCCCCCTGGAGCCTCGCCAATGATCATCACGTCTGACTGCTTAGGACCAACACCAAGGACGCAGACTCGACTGGTCGTTTGGTGAAGCTTGCATCGAGTGCAGCCGGGATCGTTCTTCAAAGGAGAACTCACGTATCGACCTCCACAAGTTCCTTGGTATGCCAATCCAGAACGTACCCCGCTGGTAGGACTCGGTAGATCTTGGGGCCGAAGAAACTTTCGTCGCCTTCCAGGTGATCGGTGATGCGGTAGGGCGTAGCAAAGAACACCCTAGCCACATAGGCATAGGACCCATCTTCGTTCATGAACTGCCGCTTCATCATCTCCCAGCAATGACGACACGGGCTGTCAGTCACATAGACATCTAGCGGACCGTGAAGCCCTCGAGGCATGTGATTGAGTGCGTTCATCTCGGCGTGGATCGTCAGCTCGCACCGAGACTTCCCCGGACAGTCGTTACCGGTGCAATGAGGTTCCCCCGAGGGTACTCCGTTATAGCCGATGGATACGATCTTTCGGTTATGCACCACCACCGCACCCACATTAAGCCTCATGCAAGTTGCACGTTTGGCTACCACATGGGCTATCTCCATGAAGGTCTGAACCCTAGTGGGTCTCATTCGGGTTCTCCCTTATTTTATCCATTCTGGCATGAACCAAAAGAAGAAACCTCATGATGGCCCTTTGCTCGCTAAGACTTCTAGCTTCCTTAAGGAAGTTAACAGTCAGACGAAACATTTGCTCGTCAGTACCCTTAACCCAAACTCGGGCCACGAGCTCAATCATGCTCTCACCTAGTGGGGTCATCGTGAGCTCCTCAATTGAAGATAGTCATTGACGAAGATATGGAAGCTCGTAACGTGCATCACGAACTCGCCGGGGGTGACCTCATTCCAAACCTTTGGGTTACGCTTTCGGCACTCGTCAAGTACCCACAGGAGGAGGCGGATAGCGAGATAGCAATCGTCCCGCCAATGCCTCACGAAATCGCACGAGCGAAGCGGATAGAAGATGTCGAGCTTGTTGTTCCTCATAAGGAACTGATAGCCGAGGGTGCAAGGCTTTCGGCCGTCGAGCCCCGTGTCCTCCGGGAAGTACAGGGGAATGAACGCCTGGCGCGTGTCCGGCTCCCAAGCGAGCATCTCGACTAGCGTCCCAAGATCACCGTACTCGCCGCGGATGCCATGATTGGGTTTGTGCACCGTATATAGTCCGTGCTTCTCTATCTCCCGGAAATCCTCGACGGTGACCAGAGGCCGGGTCTTGCCGGCATATCGGGGCCACAGGCGCTCAGCATAGGTGTGGTTGAATTGTGTCCCTCCCTCACTGCGGTGCTTATCCGCCGATGACGCCCAGGGCCAGTTCGCCCACTGGACTCCCGGGTTCAGTGGTGCGCCGCAGACTCGCTCCTCGAAGTGATCATCGGCCCAGGGCAAATTGGGCTCGATGTCATACCGCCAGTGCTGAAGGTCTTCCTGACCAAATAGCGGCACCTTAAACGCCTCATGCGTCAACTCATAGGTGACCATGTCCGGACGGTTTTCTACAGCGGTTCCCTGCCACTTCATGGTGGCGGTTTTCTGAGAGTAGACCTTGAACCGAGCGGTGAGGGCCTCTCGAGCCTTGGTGAAGGTGCGGTAGACTGGAACGGTCATTCTTCATTCTCCTCATCGGGGTCCATGTAATCATTCTTGTAGCCCGGGTGCCACTTGTTCAAGTATGCGATCAGATCAGGCATGATGTCAGGCGAAATTCTCTCACGCGCATCCTTACAGACGCGCATGGCCTGGGCGAACTTTTGGATACCTCCATGATGCTCAGGGCACAGGTATCGGGCTGTCCATTTTATCACCCATTTGAAGAAATATTCATCCGTTTGCCGGAGGTCCTCCAGCTCAGCGATGACGCGGCCCTTCAGGTGTGGGATGATCGTCACCCAATACATGGGGTGAACGGTGATATTAGCGAAGTGAAAATTGATCCTCTTAAGCGGCACGTCATCGAAGTTGAAGCCATCCAGCAGAACATCTCGTATGAAGACCAAATCCGCGGGGAACTTCTTGAGCAACTCAGTCGTTCGGTAGAAGACGTCCACCTCAGCTCGAGTGCGATTAACCCAAGTGATCGACACTGACTGGATGCAGGGTCCGAAGACGCTCGCTCGTTTCGAGCGTTTGGCGTCAACCGAGCCTCCTTTCACGAAGTGGTTGAACGTGGTGAAGGAGACACTGCCGTACTTGGCCTGCTCCAGTCGGCGATCCCAGAGCTCGATAGCTACCGCCTTGCTCTCCTCGTGCAGGTAGTTCTTCCGAAGCATCGTCATCTTGGACTTGGTGTACCCCGCATCCGCCATCACCAGGTCCGGAAGGATTTTGGTAATGGAGAAGTGACGATTACGAAGAATTTTTCTCGCCCCCGAGTAAAAATCTGCTGGTTCCTGAGATAGGTCAAGACACTGAATGAGCCAGTCTCTTTTCATGAGGTCCACCCTAAAGAGATAGCTGCCCTCGAAAGGGCGGCCTGTCATTGAATGATTGAGATTATCGGCTCAGCAGGTCATTGTTCTCGACGAGGTCTGAGTGGTCTGGCGGCTGCCAATGCGGGGGCTTCACCACGTCATAGACCGAGCCCCGCTTACTGTCACTCGCCCGGAGGGCTCGGACCTTCCCCATGTTGGCGGCATGCACTCGACGCCAGGCCTCCCTAAAGTCGAAGCCGTGCAAATAGGCAGTGCCGAGAACCACGTAAGTCTCATCCACCAAGGCGTCCAGCATCTCCTCCAGATGGAAAGTGTAATTCGCCTGATCGGGGATGGCAGTAGCGAACCTCTCGAAGGACGCTTTCGCCTCATGCTTGGCATACTCGTCGAGTTCTTCATCCATGAAGCGTTTCCGGAAATCCGCCAGTTCCGTCGGCAGCACTCTAGGAGGGCCGTTATATTCCAGCCCGAACTTCATGTGGAACTCGGCGATGTCCCTCACAGGATCGAAATCGAGCCTTAGTGAGCCCTTCACAAAGTCGCTGATGCGGCGCATATCATCGCCGATACGATAGGTGATGTGACCATACTTCAGCCCCCACTCGTCATAGAGCCGGCAGATGTCACCGTGGTGTTGGTTGACTAGCTGCTCGTGACTACGCCCCGTGCCGTCAACTCGACTATCCACATCTCGGACGTTGTGTCCGTCTAACTGACCGTTGCCACGGCAGAAGATGAAGAGATTGGCTCTGGAATAGAATTCGGTGAAGAGGATGGGGTCGAGTTCGATGGGGGGTGTTCGGAAGGAATTGTAGATGGGGTGACTGACACAGGGATGGCGATCAAAGATCATGTTGTCCGGATAGGTCAAGTATCGTTGGACCCGGTCGTTGATCTCTTCTGCGGAGACAGCGGGTCCCTCACCGGGTACGACTTGTAGCCCCAACTCCGCTCTTAGAAATCGAATGAGTGTGGTTTTTCCAGCATTATCGGGACCCTCGACGATAATATGAGCCATAGCAGTTTTTCCGGTTTGACATTGAAGCTTTGATTTGATTACAACACCAGTTCGCGAAAGTAAACCGGGGAAAATCTTCCATGGACCAGTATTACACTGCCGCCCAGGCAGCCGAAATACTCGGACTCAAATACGCCACATTCATGGCCCGAGTAAAAAAGGGCCACTATACTTACAGCAGAGTGGGCGGTTGGACCACCGTGTTTGATAAGGCCTACATAGATCAGATTGCCATAGAGCAGTCGAACGAGCAGGGGGTTTCGACATGCTCTTGATAGTGAAGCTCTGGAAGAAGCAACCGGGCAAGTACTTCTGCATCTCCACCAAGTCAGCAACGAAGAAGTGGACTGACAATTGGTTCAGTAAATCGGAGTTCGATCAAGTCGGGAATTTCATCAGAGAGAACCTCGACAAGGACGTCTACTTCTGCCCCCACGGGTTCACTCAGAAAAAACGTCAGAAGCCCTTTGCTGTCGCCCCTCGACTCCTCTACGCCGATCTGGATGAGTCCGATCCCGAAGACCTTGATCTTACCCCAACCATCGCTCTCGAGTCCTCCCCCGGTCGATACGTAGGCTTCTGGTTCACTGATGAGCCTACAGAAGAGGCGCTCAATCGTCGCCTCGCCTACTCTATAGGCGCGGACATCAGCGGATGGGATTGGACTCAAGTTCTGCGCGTTCCGAATACGAAAAACTTCAAATACAATAACCAGCCTCGCGTCCGTATCCTGTGGAATGATGGCCCGGAATACAAGACCGAAGAGCTCGAGCGACGCATCCCACTCATGAAGACGGTGATGGGTGAAGAGCTCGGGGGCAAGTCTGCCGAGACATTCAAGCGTTACGAGAAGAAACTGCCTCGATGGGTTCGCCGTGAGTTATTGCACGGCAAGCCCGTTGCTGGTCAGCGCAGCGAAGTGATCTGGAAGCTCCAAAACGAATTGCTCGAAGCCGGTCTGTCGAGAGAGGAAGCGTTCGATCTGATTTGGGTCTGCCCCTGGAACAAATTCAGGGACCGTAGAGACGGACCGGAGCAATTGTGGCGGGAACTCGATAAGGCGCTTGAGAACCACCTCAGCGGCGGTTATACGGCGAAAGAAGAGGATCACGATCCTCTGTCATTCAACCCACTATCTCGCTCACTCGCTGACGTGGAGATGAGGAACATCGACTGGGTGGTTCCGGGGATGTTCGCTCGGGGAGAGGTAACGATCATCGAAGGGGACCCCGGACTCGGCAAGTCGTATATGACTCAGATCATTGCCGGACGCATATGCGACGGGCAATCAATTCCGACGGAAGAGAAGTACGAGCCCGTACAGGGTAGAGTAGCCTACTTCGACACGGAGAACACCGCTGATACGGTGACGAAGCTTCGCATGATCGAGAACGGCGTCGAGCATCTCGAGAACTACTGGCAGGAGGAGAGTCCCTTCTCCATTGATGACGAAGAGAAGTGGGATCGGGTGATTGACGCCCTCGATCAGCTGAGACCAACGCTAGCGGTCTTCGACACGATCAACATCTATATCGGCGGAGCGGATACGTATCGGTCCAGTGAGACCCAGCAGGCACTTTCCCACTTCAAGGAACTCGCCTCGCGTTTCAATATGCCGGTGGTGCTTCTGCGTCACCTGACCAAGAATACGAGCAACAAAGCACTCTATCGCGGTCAGGGGTCAATTGCGTTCACCGGCGTGGCTCGCGTCGTGTGGACAGTGGGATTGCACCCAGACGACGGCGATGTCCGAGTAGTCGCCTGCACGAAGAACAATATTGGCCCGAAGGGGAAGTCCTTCACGTTCCGGATCGATCCCTTGCCGAACACTGCCACAACGAAAAACCGTTCGAAATTCACCTGGGGTGAGTTTGTTGACCTAACCGCCGACGACATCGTGGCGGTGGCGCCGATGAAGAACAATGATCGAGAGTCAGCGATCAAGTGGCTCAAGGAAACCCTCGAGAATTCGGGAAAGCTGTCGGTTCAAAAGCTCGAGAGAATGTCCGAGGCGCGCAGTATATCGAAGACCAATCTCGCTCGCGCCGCTGAGAGCCTTGGTGTGACCAAGACTACTCAGGGCGAAGGACGGACTAGGATCGAGTTTTGGTCCTTGCCGTCAGGCGACCAAATTCCTGACGAGTCAGAGTCACGAGGACGGTCTCGCCGCTTGTCGTCAACGAAACGATCTGTGAGCTTTTCAAAAATACGGTCTGCCCGTTAAGGTCAATAGCATAGCCCCCTTCTCGTTCTCGGACCTTGTCCCTGCCGAACTCGATAGTATGCAATCCGTTCTTCGTCATTCGACTGTTCTCCTTTGCTAAGTGAGTGTTAACAATAGCCCGGATTTCATCAGCATAGGATTTGCGACCCCTTCGCTGTAATTTTGCAGCTACCTCTCTGAGAAGGGACGCGGCAATTATCGGTCGGCATCCAGAGGGCACTATCTCTATCTTAGGCATCGTATGGAAGCCTAAAGGTTTTGCCTCTCCCCGTATGTGCCTTTCCCACTGCTCACGATTGGCCGGTGGACCTTTACCATCGATGGCCATTTCAATGGGCGTTAATCTTCGCTTCTTCGCCCGTTCGATAAGTTGTCGGACCCTGGTTGGATGCCGGCCCATTGAATGGGCCAGCTCAATAATCGTAACCCCCTGAACCTGGTAAAGATACAGCAATCGGCGGTCTCGTTCGATCAGCCGCTGCTTCGGATCATCAATCCCTACAGAAGTTTCGACAAGAAGAGTTGTGGCCATCACCGAACCTCCCTTTGAATTCTGACGAGGTCTCCGGCGTTCCAACCAGCACCTGTGCCGAAGCCCTCACGAATTGAGATAGCCTTCGATTTCCTAAGGCCCGAAGCCTCCTCAGCTAGTTTCTCAGCTATCGTGTTTACCACGACGAGGGCTCGGCTGTCACGGGCCTTGCTGCGGTCCTCGATGATGAGGCGAATACGATGGGCCACACGGGCGGCGCAAGCGTCCTTGAAGGAGCCACGAAGCTCAGCCCGCTGGGCCTTAGTCAGTTTACCGTCAAAGGCCTTAAGCGCCTGACGGTACAAATCTTCGACCTGAGCGACGATCCACAAGAAGGTCTCCTCAGCGGCTTCAACCTGATAGCTCATGCCCCAGAAGGACATGCCTCCGCGACCGCCGTCCCAGATGATATGTTTGCAATCATAGAGCAACGCGACATGACCGCCGAGGATGCGATGGTAGGCCAGGTGATAGCGCCCCCTCAGAATGTCCCCCTTAGTCACCTTGATGTCATCGGCGGAGCCCTCCTCACCGAGAACGATGTTGTGCTCCTCGATCAGCGCCTGGGCCTTCTTCATGGCAACGGCGCGCTCGTTGTCAGTCGCCCCCCCATCGCTTGCGAGAGCGAGGAGCTTACGAACTTTGATGCGGATCGAGTCGGTCATGTCAGTCTCTCCTGTGGTGACCCATCATCTCTACCATAGAGTTTAACGGACATCAATGGCTTTCTTAAGGCCTTCGAGCATGATCCTGGCAGCAGGGTCCTCGACATGGTTAGCGGACCAACCGAGCACCTGTGGCATGATTTCTCGCATGACGACTTCGCGCCCGTCGCGCTCGAGCCAGGCCTGAGCGTGACTGCGGCACTCGCTCAATTCGACGCCGGGCTGGAGACACTCGAGCGTCGCTGCGCGAGGATCGTATGAATACATGCCGGTGAGCGCCTGGATGACCGATGAGGCCTCTTCGAGGACTGGCTGGAGGATTGTGTCGGCGTGATAACCGAACGCCCAGCCGGCGCCTACGAGCGAAACGGTGAGTGCGAGGGTCTTGAGCATGGGGGTTCTCCCTTTTTTCGATGATCTGTGCCATACCATAGCGGTGGGCCCCAGTCAGGAGAACCCCATAGTCATGGTTAACAAGCCGTTGCTACCATCACCCGCTTGGCGCACTCCGGACCGATACCCGACGCAATGGACTCAGGAACGGTGAGGAGTCGACCGCAGCGACCGCAACGGCCCTCATGCCACACTTCGAGTTGCTCGGGGACTTCGCCCTTCTCGACAAGATGACGCAGCGCCCAGTCGAACGCCTTGGTCTGTGGCGAGTCCTTGGTAAACCTTGATTTCCGGGTGAGGCCGAAACGACGATCCTCGTTGATAAAGCCGAGATAGGAGTAATCCGAGGTGTTGTCAGTGCCGTATAGCGTCGTGACGAACCAAAGATTGGCGTCTGCCTTTCGCTTCACGCGGTACGTGTATCGAGTACCCGTCTTAGCAGAGCGCAACGTCAGGTGAGCCCTACCTGCGAGCATGAACTTGAGCGCGTCAGTCGCGTCAGTGATACGAACAGCTTCAGTCATATTAGTCCCCTTTGACGGGAAGGGGGAGACTACGAATAGCAGCGCCTAACTCCTCAACGGTCATCAGGCCCTGATTGTGAGCTTCGATGAGAGCAAGGATCGCGGAGTCGTAAGCAGCCTGGTTCATATCGGTTCTCCTGTTTTATGGAGAACAAGATACCACTAAAAAAGAACGCCCGCAAGGAGAACCCCACAGGCGCCAAATTGAGAACCGAAAATAGTTAAGAGGTGGTTACTCCTCGTCGAGTCTCCACTTCTTCTTGAGCCAGGCGACCGAGGCGTCGAAGTTCTCCTGGATTTTCCCCACCTGCTTGGGCGTGAACTTTCGCCCGTCCGGGTGGTGGCGAGTGCCGTCCTCCGGTTCGATGTCCTGGTGGATGCCCCGGGACAGAATGATCTGCCGGGCGATTTCCTTGTACCTCATGCGAGTCTCCTTGCTGTGCGGTGCGTGATTACACCTAGAAAGAGCCGACGGTCAGCCAGCTCCTCGTGAGCTGCAATCAATCGTCTGCGTAGCCCCTGTGGAAGTGAACGGCAATAGAGAGGGCAGCCCAGAAGAGAGCACCCCAAGCGAAGGTAGGGTAATCGAGAAACCATGCGGGTATGCCTATCGCCAGAGCCACCAACACTTCCACAGCTGTGGCGACTTGACTCTGGCGATAGGTAAAGCGGCTCTTCATCGGTCTGCCTCCTGTGCAGCCGCGATCATCTTGCGGCGTTGCTTGTTCATATCAGTTCTCCGTGGAGGCAGCATTTGCGCTGCCCCCGTTAGGTTGGAGTTAGGCAGCCATCTCAAGAAGCTTCTCAAGGAGCTGTTCCTTCTGATTGGCGGTACGTCCGAGCCAGGCGTTGGTGAGCCGCTTGTCACTGGTACGGCCAGCCATGTGATCGGCGTAGTACGTAGCAGCGTTCAAGACGCCGTAGGCAGTGCCGGGCGTTGCGCCGGGGGCATTGTCATACGCAGCCATCAGCGCCTCCAGACGCGGTGTGTGAGCATCGAAGTCGGCGATCTTCTCCATATCGAATTTCGGAGTGAAGACCTGAGCCAGAAGCTTCGCGGCGTCTTCCTTCGAAACCTTGACCTTCGAGAGCTTGCGGGCGTTCTTCTCGAAGTCGCCCATCTGCTCACGAGCGATGCCGAGGATGTCCTTGGCCCGGTTCATCGTCTCGTTGTCGAAGGCTGCACGATGAGCGATGCGAACTTCATTGCCGCCTTCGCGAAGAGCCAGCGTCAGCGTATTATTGCAGACGACGCGGATATTGGTGAACTTGATGACGAGCGACTTGCCCTGCTGATGCGGGCAGGCAACGAGCAGGTAGCTGTTGATCCGATCATCATTCGACATCTTGAAGGAGCGGTTCAGGTTGGCGAGACCCCACACGTAGCGGCCGCCGTTGAGCGAGCCAGCCGTCTCCATCTTCGCCTTGCCCGCCTCGACGAACTCGCGGAAGAACTCGAAGGCTTCGTCATTCTGGATCGGCTGATAGCGCGAACCGACGACATCGAGCACGGAGCTGTCCTTGTCACGGACGAGAGCGGCGAAGCCCTCAACTTCCTGGTTCCCCTCGAGAAACATGGGCTTACGCTCAACCTTCCAGTCAAGCTTCGCGGCCTTGAGCATCTGCTTGGTGTTGAGCGTGTCAGCAACACGGAAGCCGAGACCGTGCCACGGCACTTCGTTGGTCCAGGCCATCGTTTCAACTTCATGGGACATTTCGGTTCTCCTGTTTTGTCGTTCGCGTTAGTGCGATGAAGAACCAATAAAGGAGGACCGGTAGAGCGTCAATAGGAAACTCTACCGGTAGATCGATTAATCTCGAAGTTCTTGGATCAAGGACTTGTATCCTCGAATGATCTTGTCTTGGGCGGCGACCTGTTCTCGGAAGTGACGCTCTTGGGCCTCCACTTCCCGTTGCTCGATTTCGGTTGCCTGGATCATTCGAGCCCTCAAGTCCTTGAGCTGCTCTTCGAGTTCTCGGGCCCTTCGGTCCAACTGACTTCGGGTCTCAGCTACACGGAGGCGGATGCCATCGAGAACGAGTTCGTGGTTCGCCTCCATCGTGACACGCTCAGCGAGTGCCTGCTGGAGCTGATGCTCGAAGGTCGTCAGGTGAAGCTCGGCCCGGTGCGTGGGGTATCGAGACACGTCCCTCGCTCGCTCCTTGAGCTCGGACTCATCGACTGCCTGCATGGCGGTTCTCAAGTTACTCATCGTAGGTCCTCCAGTTGAACAGGTGCCCCAGGTTGAAAACGTCTCCAGGCACTCCGAGGAAACACCCTGCGGCGTTTCGGTGACCTCCCCCACCGGCACGAGCGGCAATCTCCGCCACGTCGAAGTCGGACTCCTTATGGGAACGGAGAGAGATGTTTACCCCCTCGGGCGTGGTCTGGTAGACCACCGCAATGCGTTTCGGGTTACGCTGACAGAGTTCGTTGCCGAGGTCACTTGACATATACCCCGGCGCGTTGACGATGGAAGCAGGGACGCCTCCATACACTCCTTCGACTGACTTGTCAGCCAACTCCTTCACTCGCTTCTGCTGATAGATGAGCAGAGTCTCCCCGATGGCCGCTGCCCGAGTCCGCATATCATGAGACATGCCAAACTCCTTCGTAACCTTCAACCAGGTCTCAAGCGAGTGGTCCTGGATGGAAAGCCACTCATGAATAGCGGCCGTATCCTGGTACTGCCATTTCCACAGGTCTCGGTCCTCGACGAGCGAGAAGAGCAGCGGGACCGACTTGTCCGAGAAGTGGCGCCAGGAGAGTACTGCGCCTGAGTTCTTCATGTTGAAGTGAACGGCCACACGCAGACCATTGAGTTCTTCGGCCGAAATGTCGAGCGCTTGGTCGAGGTGATCGGTATCGCCGAGGCCGAAGATGATGAAGTCCCTCAGCTCGGCCTCGGCGGATTTGTGATGGTCGATCACCACCACGCTCTCGGCGACGGCCGCTATCTCCATCATTCGGTTCTTCTTGACGGAGAAGTCGAGCATGTAGACACGGCGGCCGGCGATGAGCTCCGCTGGGATTTCCGATTGGTAGTTTACGCCCATATAGGTGGCGTCGTCTCCGAAGCGTTCGTAGGCTGCCACGGCGGAAAACAGTCCGTCCATGCATGGATTATGGTAAAGAATTACGGGTGTCATTTGAAAGCCTTGTTCTCTCGGTTGAGTCTGGTCTTCAGTTGATACCGCCTTGCCAGAAGGGGCGGGTAAGTATGACTGATATGGTACTTGAGGGCGATGTCGATCAACCTATCTCCGCGGAGATAGGCCTCGATCACCGCTTCTCGCTGTTCCTTAGTCAGCCGGGGGGGTCTACCTCCTGCCATGTCATTCGTCAGACGGATCAAAGATGTCGGGATAACGAGCGGACAGCGCCTGATTAATCGCGACGGCGACGTCTCGGTGCTCCTTCTGCGTCGAGGGGTCGAGACGCTGAGCCAGGTAATGTATCCACGAGCGCAGGGAGCCGTTCATGTAGAGCGTTGTCTCGGTCAGCCCTTCGGGAAGCACCTTTCGCGCGCACTCCTTGGCGATGCCCCGCTCGAGCGCCTTCTCGTAGATGTCAGTAGCGGTCTCGATCACGTACCTCTGACGCTCTCTCCACCACTCCTTCGTCTCCTCGTCGAGGTCATCGATGGAGTTCTGCCGGTTCTTCGTATCCTGCCGGCGAGCCTCGAAGATGTGGAAACCCGTAGCCTCGGCATATCGCTGAGAGAACTCCTGAAATCGGAACGAGTGATGCCGGATGATCTGGTGGGAGATGTCTCGAGTGGTCACCACCTCGATAACCACATTGCTCATCTCGAAGGGACTCCAGTGCTTAGCGCGCTGAAGGTATCGGACGAGCCGCTCGTAAGTCTCCCTGTTCATCTGATTGCCCGGGTTGCTGACTCGAGCGGCATAGGCCACGAACTCGTCGGCGTCAAGAGTGTGGTAAGTGTCGGGCTGGCCTACCACCGCCACGGTGGCGGCTACGATGGTTGCTCTTGGCTGCATTTAATCTCTCCTTATTGAATTGGTGGGAAGTCGGACCTCGATGGTCGGTTGTTCATTATCGAAATGATGCTCCACACCAAGAACCTGACCCGAGAACATAAGGGTGCCCAACGTATAGCCGTGGATCACCTCACCCACACGAGGGACAACAGGCCACTGTGTGGGAAATCGCTTGTTGCCGATAACGATCACTATCGCCAAGTCTCGAGTGTCAGGGAAAGGGCGGAGGGTGCTCACAGTTCAGTTCCCCCATAGAGTTTCATGAAGCGCTTGCGGTCTTCATCCGTTTCGAAGAACCACTCGACGCCACCGGACATGGGGAACGAGGCATAGTGGCCGGTAAGCCCTACCACCTCATGCGGCTTAGGACTGAACTGCCTGTCCCTGACCAGGCGAAAGGGGTACTGCTCTCGGAACCTACGGAGCATCGCAGCCTTCGTCTGGTCCATCTTCTCCGGGGGCCTTCTCGGCGGGTTTCGGTAGTAGCGCACGGTAGGTCTTGATCCTCTTCTTCAGTTCGATCCCGCCGACAATTCGGCCAGTGAACTTGTCCTTGTATTCGATCACTGGTCGCTCGTCAGTTCCTCGGATATGAACGGTGATCTGTAAGGCCTGGCAGAATTGAACCGCCTCAGAGGTCTTCAAATCGTCCGTCATTGAACTCGCTTGTCGGTCGGACATAGACTTGGCCATCCTCACCCTCATAGATGGTCATCTCGCACATATCAACGGGGACGGCGATGTCGGCGACCTTGTAGAACCACCGACTCGCTTGTATTTTGCCCTCGCCGATGACTCGGTAGATCGTGCCCCGCTTCTTGTGACGCACTAGGCGATGGTTGGTCGGGGCTCTGCCGTCTCTTGGCCGCATGAGGAGGCCGCCCATTCGGACGTGCTCAGCGAGATGCGGCTTGACGATTTCCAGAGGACCAGGCTTGTACCATTCATGCGTCGGCATCAGTCGGTCCTCCGGGTCGAAGACGCGATAGAGACTCGAGTACATCCTGCCTCGGCATCCCACCGTTGCCTGACAAGCGATAATGAAGGGCGTGGTCCCGTCATCGATGTCCTGAGTGACCAGGTGCCGGTGGCACGTATCGCAACAGTAGATGTTCTTAGCGCCGGGGTTGACCTGTGAGGCAAACTTGGACTTAGTCATTGAGCTTCTCCCGAACAGCTGCCAGTTTCTCTTCCAACCTTCTGATCTCTGCCCGAGCGTCATTAAGAGCAATCTGTAGATCGCGGTAGACCCATCCTGTGGCATGGAGACAGTGCTCGAGTGAGTGACCGTGATAGGGTGACCCGTCCTCCGTGTCTCTCGCCTTCTTGCCCTCGTCGATCACGTCGAGCAGACGGTGCTTGAGATTACGGTCGAGGGGTGTCTGGCCTTCGGGCACCTTAGGGGCAACCCGAGGAGGTTCGGCCCCCAGCCCCCGCAAATGTTGACCGACGATGAACTCGCCCTTGCGGTTGGGGTAGACCAGAGAATTATCCCTTACCCATTGGCCCCACTCTCGCTCGACCTTCTCCCTCAGATGGTGCTTAGCCCTCTGCCCCTCAGGCGTAGCGACGTTAAAGTCGAGTGCGTTGTACAGCCGCTTGCGAAATTGAGCGGGGGCCATGGCGTGAACGAGCCCCGCCCTAAGGTCGATAAGCTCAGCCTCGAGTTCACCCACCTCTACCTCATAGTCGATGACCGGGTCCGGGTGGTGACCGAAGCGACTCTTGAACCGGGACTCCCGCATGACACGAGTGTGGCGGCCTTCCTCGCGCTCGGCCTTGGATATAGCCATCTCGCCGCGCACCCAGCTCTCACGTTGCGCGTCGTCGTGCGCCTTCTTCTCCTCAGGGCTGAGACGATTGTATGCCTCGACCGCCTTGTCCACCTTCTGCTGGAGCTGTGTCTCCCTGCCCAACACAGGGGCGCTTCGTGAATTGGAGGGCCAGGCGTCGGGGTTTTTGGCTACTTCTCGCTCGACGAGTTGACGAGCCTCCTCGAGACTGTTCGCCTCCACCCGGCACCACTTCTTGCCCCAGCTCGCTGTTAAGCCTCCCTGTGCCTCGAAAAAGTCCGCCTCCTTGACGAAGATCGCACCGGACATCCGGTGCCTAAGAGCGTAGAAAAGTGCCATTGTGGTTTCTCCTGTTGATTGGGCGGCGGGCGATGGATGCGGCAGACCTTCGACTGATGGCGAACTCGAGCCCAGGCGGTACGATAACAATCGCCCATGACTCCGGATCGTGGGAGAACTGCTGTCGTTGGTCGATCAACTGGCCCTCCTCCCGATCTCCGCCAGCAGCTCCGCTGTCGTGTAGGAAGAAAGCGGGGACCGTATCAGCTCCAGCTGACTGGCGATCTCCACGAGGCGCTCGGCCAGGTCCCCTGTGGTGGGGTTCCTGATCACCTTGCGGCCTTGTATGCCCCCGGCGGAGGCACCCTGCACATACAGGCTGCTCACGTCCTTGAGGAGCGTGTAGGTGCTATAGCGAGAGCCCGGGACGCCACTCTTCGATACATACCCCTCCTCCTGGAGGCGGTGGACGAAGCCACTCGCTGCACCAGGCGTGGCGGTGGTGTTCTCGTGAACATCGGGCAGCGTGAAGGTGAAGCCGATGTTCTTGTCCAGCAGCCACTCCTTGATCAACTGACTGCCGCTCTTGGGCTCAGGCTGTTGCTCTTCCATCATGGCTCTTCTCTGTCGCTCGGCGTCGATCATCACCAGACCGAGTCCCTTGACTTCCTCAGGTCTCATCGTGTCTCTCCTTTGCAATTATCTGATAGGTGGGGTCCCTCATCAGTTTAGACCCTCCGGCCGGAACCCCGTGTGGAGATAGAGTTGGTCTTCGGGCAGCTCATGAAAGGCCAAGAACTGAGTGCCGGCGATGTTGCGAGTGTCGCTGACAGTCAGCCTCATGCCACAGTGGACTGCGTCGAATTTGTCCCCATAGGCATTGTACCAATCATCATACAGACACACCACCCTGTCTCCAACGTCCATACTTAAAGCCTCCTAAAAAATCATGCGACAAACTAGACGGAACAAGGGGCGCTGTCAATCACTTAAATCTGCGCTTGATCAGCGCTGCGGCTCGGCCCAAGTGAGACAGCACTATCCTCACGTCCTCGATGGTCAGAGAGTCTGCCGTGCCCTCGACAAACTCCCTCGTGTGGAAGTTCTTCTTGCAAGCTTTGCACTTGCGATGCCGACGGTAGTACGCATGGCTCTCGGTCCTCGGGTCATGAGCGGTACCCAAGACCAAGAGCCGAGTGCTGGAGCAGTGCGGGCAGCGGAGCAATGTCATCTCTCCAATTCTTCGATCAGTTGTTCCCACTCCTCACGCGATAGAATGAAGGTATGGGTGGGCCGATCCTTTTTCTTCCAATATAGGCCTATCTCAATTCGATCAGAAAAGAGCATCGTACCAATACCAATTCGCCAGCCCTCTCTATCCCCAAAGAAGACCGTAGTGATTGACATCGTATCCGGTAGACTTACATGCTTGGTACGCCCCACCCTAAAAATCCTTAGGTTCAACTCATCAATTATCGCCTGAGTCTCCCCCGGATTACAAGGCACCATAGCCTCAAAGAAACCGTCTAAGGTCATTTCTCGACCAGCGAGTAGTTTACGAGCAACCTTAGCCCCCGAGGCTACCATATCCTTATCTATGGGCCACTTCTTCATTTTACACTCCAGAACGAGCGGCGATTTCGACCGAAGCCCTTGACGGTCTTCTTAACGCCAAGCTGAGATGCAGCCCTTTGAATTTGAAAATCCTTGTAGCCTCGACTTTCAAACTCCCGGAGGACGCTGTTCCTGTTCTTGGGTTTACCTTTCAGGAATTGATTAAGGTCCTCCCTCAGAACCATCATCTTGTCCTTAGAGGCTCGTTTCGGCGCAATGTATTCATAGTCCGGCATCGCGTCGAGACTCTCCCTAAGCACTTCAGCCAGGTCTTTGAACACTCGCTGGGGTCGTCGCTCGAGACGATGAGCAACCTCCAAAATCAAATCCTTGCACCGAAGCATCTGATCCTCGGAGAGGGCTGAAATAGCCTCTTCCCAGCGGTAGATTGTGGTCGGCGTGACTGGCGGTATCATCTTCTTGGCAATCTGTGCCCGAGGCATGAAAAGTGTTAGGATTTCGAGCAAGTATGCCGACACTTCATGGGTCACTCGTTTGGGGCGCTTCATCATACACTCTCCTTTGATGTATATAGACATGACCCGTATTTTATGCGGTCACTTTTGCCTGAGTCAACGCCAAAACTCTCAGATTTAGGGTGGCATAAAGTGCGGGTCACCTGTATTGACTCTTATCGTAGTGCACTATCAGGAGCACCCAGCTGGTTTTCATAACCAACTCAAAAAGTATTGGAATTAGACTTTGTTATGGCATGATCGACAGATACTATACGATAGGGTTTCATCATGACACTTGTAATGATATTTATTTATTTATAGTAAAATTTTACCTTATCAATGAGTACGGTACGGGGTTCGACTCGTATACTCAGACATTTCGGACAAACAAAAGCCCGCCGAAGCGGGCCTAGCTTGGTGTGGGTTACTTCTTGCGCTCCTGGAAGAACTTGCGGATCGCCTCGGGGGTCTTGGCGATGTTGTGCTTGCGCAGGAGTGCTCGGCCCTGCTTGGGATCGAGACCGAAGTCGATGATGATCTGCGCAGCCGAGAACGTCGCCTTCTGCTTCTTCGCGGCGTTACGCTCGATCTTCGCCTTGTTCTTCTCGATGGTCTTCTTGACGAGGATGGACTTTGCGCTCGGGCTGGGCTGGGACTTCTCCATCTCCTCGAGGGTGGCATTCTTGCGCTCGTTCTCGAGGCGAGCCTGCTTCAGCTCAGCGGTGCGCTCCTTGGAGGGGACGGTGTGCTCGTGAGGGGTTGCTTCGATGACGTGCTCCTTGGACTGCTTGATCTCCTGGCGCGGCTGCTGCTTCTGGATTTCTTCGAGGGACGCTTCGAAGTTCGTCTCCTTGTTGAGGGCGTCGATCAGCTTCTGGCGGGACTCCTTCCAAGACTTGAGGGGAGCCTTGCCGTTACGCTCGCGGAAACGGTTGAGCTGGTCGAAGAGCTGGGTGGTGGTGAGTTCGGTCATTTCGGTTCTCCAGGTTCATCGGCGTTATTGCCGTTGATGGGAGTATGGCATGGGGTTAGAGTTATGTCAGGGCTTGGTCTTCGCCATGGTTAAGATTTCGTTCAAGATGCGATTGTGGTCGTTCCAGAGAGGAGGCGCTTCGATGATCTGCTCGAGGTCCGGCGCGGTGACGGTGATGGGCGTCGGGCTGAGGATGACGAGGCTCGTGTCCGAGAGCCACTTGAACTTGTAGTGATTGATCAGGCGGCTCAAGGTTATGGACTTGTAGTGGAGAGGCCAGTGGTGTGGCCAGTTGTAGATGCGGCCCGCTACTTCCACTCGGAAAGCAATTGGATCAGGTGCTGGCGATACTCCCTTGCGCCCTCGGGGCTGAGTACCCTCATGGCCACCAGGTTGCTGCCGAGATAGATCTGCGTCGCCTGCATGAGTATGACGACGGCTTGGTGACTGTGCTTTGCGAAGCCGCTTTCCTCGAGCCACTTGATGGTCTCCTTGGCTAGGTGTTGGTGAAGGTCTCGCGCCGCGTCGTCAAGGTGTGGCAACAGAGCGCTGAGGTCGTGATCACTCATGAGAAGTGCTCCTGAAGGGTTTTGGTGATGTCGGCGGCTTCGACCTGGGGCCACTCCCAGCGGCCATGTGCGGGCTTGGTGATCTTAAGCGTTCTGAGCGCCGCTCGTGCTTCGCGGGGGGCGATTTTGAGCGATTGCGCGATTTCGCCGATTGATACAGCGCTAGGATCGCCGCTAAGGCGCCTGGAAGGCCGGCTGGGAGCCTTTTCGGGGGTTTGCCGGGGGTTACTACCGGCGACACGCTTCCGGCGCTCCCTGGGTGCCTTCTCGTCAATCTGGGATTTCTGTGGTTCGACTATGGGCCTCGGTATGGCACGATTGACGATGCTGAGGGCTTGCTGAGGGTATGGGGCGGGCAGGACGAACTGACGCTCCCGTGGGGTTAGCTCGTGCTCCATGGCATTCTCGAGGTCGTGCTTGCCGGCGCCGACGACGGTGACGCCTGATGGCTCGAGAAGAAGAGAGTTGTCGCTGATCCATGAGATGGACTGGTCTTCGGTCACGAGGTTCATGAAGAGCGTGGCGCCGTAGGTCTTGGCGAAGCAGACGTAGTCGGTGCACCTTCCGTCTTTGTAGAAATACAGCCCTATGGTCGGAGGCACCTGAGGGGATGAGGTGAAGGGGTGGTCGGATTTGGTTTGCTCGTTGTGCTGCCGGGCCATGAAGTCGCTCCTGTGGAAAAGGTTATGGAAGGTGTATGAGCCACGAGAGATGGTGTCGTCAATAGCCTCTAGGTCTTCGTCGTCGGGTATTCTGTATCTGGTTGCTTTTTGGTTAAAGATGCGGGGCGCGAAGGCGTGGAGTTCCTGAGGGTATCTCTTGTGGTGGTGGACGATCCTGGTGACTTCGAGGTGGTGCCTCCAGACACGGTAGAGAGCACGTTTCTGATCTGAGTCAGGGTTGGGTCGTTTGGCTGCCATCGCCAGTGTCCTGTGTGAGAGGGGAATTTGCGTCGGAGAATTCTGCGAAGCCTCGGCGGCTCTAGGTCGAACTCGCGTGAGAGGTGTTTGAGGACTATCATCTCGGACCTGTCAGAGTGAGAGCTACGATGGAGATGAGGATACTCAGGATGCTGAGCGCGATGACTGGATCAATCATTTCACAATCTCCCATTCGTCTGGATTGGTGAAGTCCTGTGTGGCGACTCCAGTGGCTCTGTCTCCGAAGTTCTCAGTGATGAGCCATGTGACGCCGTTGGGGTCGCTCTTGTGGCGGACTGAAGTGCCAGGGGTGAAGTCAGCAATTGTGGGTTTGGGCTTGAGGAGCTCCAACCATCGATCATAACTCTGGGGCATCATGCCGTTCTCGTCGAGAAAGAAGCGCTGCTCGAAACCCGGCTGAGAGCTGAGAGTGATTTTAAGGGTCCGGCCAATCTTGTTCGCCATGAAGCCCAGCGCGCGGAGTTGCGCGATTGCTTGTTGGTAGTGCATGTGGTATTCCCTCCTGAGGATTACTCCGAGTACTATAAAATCTTGAGGTTGGGATGTCAAAGAGTAAAGTTGGGAAAAAGTTAGTCGTAGGGGCTGTAGAGGTCAAGATCTTGAAGATGCTCTGCGAAAAGGGAGCGTGTATAGGTGAGGAGTTGGTGGGAGACATCCGTAAGGGTAGTGTCTACGTGATGTTGAAGCGGATGAGAAAGAAAGGCTGGGTGTCGAAGGATGAGGATAAACGGTATAAGGTCTTAGGTATGGGGCTGAAGGCCATCGAGGCTTGGAGGGTGTTTCATGGCTGAGGGCGTTTGGGAAGATCATCGTGGCGAAGTCACGTTGTCTGTGCAGCAGGTAGCCACTTGCGTCAGGGTCTCGTTGTTTCTGTGGGGCGGAGCGGTAGGGCCTAAGTTCTCAGCCTTGGGGCTGGACACGATCTTCGTCAGGGATGAGTGGTTCTTCAAGCAACTGGCCCGCGATCTGAAGATGGGTGTGGCTGGGGCTTCAGAGCTGTATGCAGCTAATCGTGCGGCGAACGAGGAGAACATTCGGCTGCGTCGACTGCGCGGTGAAGCGCTGGTTGTGGCTGAGGAAGTGTGCGGTGCGGTGGCGTTTGTGCGAAAAAACTATTTGGATCGGTGGCATTTCTTCGAAAAAATGGTGCGTGGTCAAACAGTTAGGCAGATCTCTAGGGCACTTGGGAGGGGTAGCGAAAGGCGGGTGGCGGATGCGTGTAGCTGGTGTGCTGGGGCGATTGAAGGCCGTGTTGGGGCAGCTCGGATGGAGCCGCTGTTGACATTTCGGGAGCATACGGGGTAAGCCACGGTAGGGTGCCATAGGCGTAGGGATTGGCAAGGTATGAACAAGGCTACGAGATTGAAGAAGAGGGCAGAGAGGCTGAAGGAGCAGCTCCAGCTTGACGGACCTCGCCAGACCACTCGTAGGGGCCGCCCGGCCAAGAACCCGATCAAGCTCCACGTCAAGGACTTGGCCCAAGCCCATGTGGAAGAGGCCATCGATCAACTCGTCCGAATTATGAAACGCTCCAAGTCGGAGACCTCGAGGATGGCGGCCATTGAGCTGCTCCTCGCTTACGGCTGGGGCAAACCAAAGCAGCAGGTGGTCGGAGGAGACAGCGGTGACAGTCCGATCCGTCACGTTCACGAAATCCGACGAACCCTCGTCCGAAGCACCCAGCCCAAATGAGGTCCGGCGGGGGCCAGAAGACCAACGCATCCTCGATATTGAATACCCGGAGGCTTTCGAGCCTCTGCTAGGAAATCATCGCTTCCAGGGTGCGAAGGGCGGACGAGGTGGCGCCAAGTCCCACTTCTTCGCCGAGCAGCTGATCGAGGAGGCTGTAGACCAGCACATACGCTGTGCCTGCCTGCGTGAGGTGCAAGCGTCGATCAAGGACTCGGTCAAGCAACTGCTTGAAGACAAGATCGCCAAGCTCGACGTGGTCGACCTGTTCCAGGTTACGGACACGGAGATCCGGGGCCCGAATGATAGCTTGTTTATCTTCAGGGGTCTGCGCAAGCATACAGCAGCGTCGATCAAGTCGCTCGAGGGTTTCAATCGGGCATGGGTCGAAGAGGCGCAGACCGTCGCTCAGCGTTCGCTGGACCTGATGATCCCGACGTTCCGCACGGGCTCTCAGATGAGGTTTTCGTGGAACCCGAACTCGCCTGACGATCCTGTGGACAAGATGTTCCGCGAGAATGCGGACGATCCGGACTTCTGCTTGATCGAGGTGAACTATTGGGATAACCCGTGGTTCCCCGATGAACTGCGCCGAGACATGGAGCGCGACAAGAAGCGTGACCCGGAGAAGTACCAGCACATATGGTGCGGGCAGTACCTGAAGAACAGCGAGGCGCGCGTCTTCAAGAACTGGGAGGTCTTGTCCTTCGAGACTCCGCTCACCGGAGTGTCGTTTCTGCACGGCGCTGACTGGGGCTTCTCCATCGATCCGACTGTGCTTATCCGAGGCTTCGTCGGGCGACTCGAGAACGGTCGTGCGGTGTACGATCCAAAGGGCAAGTGCCTGTTCATCGACCATGAGTGCTATCGTGTGGGGGTTGAACTCGATCACACGCCGGCGTTCTTCGATGGGCTGGTGAAGGATAGAGGAGTGCCGGTGCTGACATCGATTGGCGCCGCTAGGACTTGGCCGATCATCGCGGACTCGTCCAATCCACAGGCGATTTCGTATCTGCGGCGTCACAACTACCCGAAGATACAGGCGGCAGTGAAGGGGCCGAACTCCATCAAGGAGGGTATCCTCTTCCTGCAGTCGTATGACATATACGTCCACCCACGGTGCACTCACACGGTGGATGAGTTAACGCACTTCTGCTACAAGACGGACCCGCTGACCAACTTGGTCACCCCGGAGCTGTCCGAGAAGAAGAACCACGTGATCGATAGTCTGCGATACATGGTCGAGCCTATTCGCCGGCCGAGGTCTACGACTTTGTTTGGGAGCTACTGACCATGGCCGATAACTTGGACCCCAGCACACCGTCTGGCGACTACAAGGCCATGATGGACTACTGGCAGACCGTAGGAGACCTGCTCAAGGGGGCACAGGCGGTTCGTGACGGTGGTGAGCGGTACCTGCCGAAGTTCGAGAACGAGACGCGCAAGCAGTATCAGGATCGCTTGCGCTGGGCGCGGTACACGAATGTCTATGGCGACATCGTGAACAATCTCGCGTCCAAGCCCTTCTCCCAGGAACTGACGCTGCAGGACCCGGCGCCGATCTTCGTCTCCCTGGCGGAGGACATCGATGGGCAAAATAACAATCTGCACAACTTCGCCGCCGAGGTCTTCAAGAACGCGATCAACTTCGCCATCGACTGGATTTATGTGGACTATACCCGAGTCGATCCTTACACGGTCGACGCTCAGGGGCGCACCCGACGCAAGTCCGTTGTCGAGGAGAGGCAGGAAGGCGCTCGGCCCTATTGGGTGCGCATCCCTGCTATGGAGATGATCGCGGCATATTCGGCCAAGATCGACGGAGTGGAGCAATTCGTTCACTGCCGTATGCTCGAGACCTACACCGAGCGCGACGGCTTCGGCGAGAAGACAGTCACTCAGGTCAGAGAGCTCACTCGAGACCCTGTGGTCGATGAGGAAGGAACTCTGCTGGGCTTCGGCCCGGCCTACTTCCGCATCTGGCAGCAGGTCTCTGATCAGTGGAGCGTGATCGATGAAGGGCCCATCGCCATCGGTATTATCGCTGTTGTGCCCATCGTCATCGGCGACCGTCAGGGCAATACGTGGCGCATTATCGGCGAGATGAACGACTGCGCAGACCTGCAGATCGACCTGTACCAGCAGGAGACGGCGCTGCAGAACGCGCGTCAGCTCACTGCCTTCCCGATGCTGTCCGCCGACAACGTGGAACCTCCGACCGAGACCTACACCGACGAAGACGGCAACGTCAAGGAGCGCCCGGTGCCAGCGCCTGTCGGTCCTCGTGCTGTGCTTTACGGCGGCAGGAACGCCGACGGTACGGGCGGGTCTTGGAAGTACATCGAAATCACGGCCTCTTCGCTCAAGTTCTTGTCCGAAGAGATCAAGTCGACCACACAGGAGCTGCGTGAGCTCGGGCGTCAGCCTCTGACTGCGCAGACCGGCAACCTGACCACGATCACCACGGCCTTCGCCGCTCAGAAGGGCAACAGCGCAGTGCAGAACTGGGCGCTGATCCTGAAGGACGGCCTGGAGATCGCGCTCAAGTACACGGCTATGTGGATCGGGCTCGATGACGGGCCGGGCGTCAACATCTTCACCGATTTCCAGAAAGGCATCGGCGAAGATGATGGCTTCGATGACGTGCTCACGATGCGTCAGAACGGCGACCTGTCACAGGAAACCCTGTGGGAGGAGGCTGCTCGCAGAGGTCGACTCGGCGATGAGTTCACCGTCGAACGTGAGCGTGATCGCTTGGTTCAGGAAGAGCAGGACAAGCCTGATGAACAGGACTTGATCGCTGCTCTCGGCAACAACCCTCCTCCGCCACCTGTGGAAGGGGAGAACGAAGAGGAGAATGACGACGATGCCGGCTGAGTCTTTTTCAATGGTCGTCGGGCAGGCCTGGACTGAAGTCGCTTCGGGCGGTTCTTTCGGTCTTCAGGTGCTGGGCTCGAAATCCATCGGTCTGTATCTGGGGAGCGGTGCGCCGGCCTCTGATACGGATCAGTTTATGATCATCCAGACCGGGTCCGACCACAGTTTCTCTCTGGACCTGGACGGGGCCAATGCCTACGTCAAATGCCTTGACGACGGCACGGTCCGAGTGCGAGGGTGGAAGGTCTGATGGGAACGTTCCAACTCTCAAACGAGCTTGGGGGTTTCTCCCTCACCGCCGGTGGAGAGTTCAGCCCATCTCCGCCACCCGATTACACCAATGCCGTCGCTCTCGCTGGTGACGGTGAGCCCGATGTCGAAGGTACCTCCGGGACCGCCGGCTTCATCGAAGTCTCTGGAGACGCAAGAACATGAGCACTCCCAAGCAAATCGGCTCACTCGATCCGGCCGCATCCTTGACCGGCGACGAGCTTATCCACGTTGTCCAGGGCGGCAACTCCCGCAAGGCTACCGCCGCCGAGTTCGCCGGCCTTGTACCGGAGGGACCTGAGGGACCGCAGGGACAGCAAGGCCCGAAAGGGGATAAGGGCGACAAAGGGGATCCCGGTGACCCGGGGCCGAAGGGCGACCAGGGAGACGAAGGACCGCGCGGTGCTCAAGGCAATTCGGGTCCCAAAGGTGATAAGGGAGACCCCGGCATCGAGACGGATGGCATCACTGCTATCGTCCGATTAACGCAGGCCGAATATGACGGTTTGCCCGAGAGGTCCTCGACCACTCTCTATCTCATTGTAGGGTGACGATATGACCGAATTGGTTAAAATAAGCGAACCGACAGTAGGGGGATTACCCCCCGGTAGTTCTCGGGGGCTCACTTTTTCGCCGGACGGTAAGCTTTGCGTTGTAGTGAGTAGCGTATCACCGTTTCTCGCGGTCTACGGTGTAGAGGATGGCGTTTTTACGAAGCAACCCAATCCGACAGCGCCAGCTGGTATAAGTCATAAGGTGGCTTTTTCGCCGGACGGTAAGCTTTGCGCTATCGGTCATAACACGACGCCGTTTCTGTCTCTGTATAGTGTTGAAGGTGTTACGCTGACTAAACTACCTAACGCGACAGGCGGTTCGCCGGGCGGAAGTAGTAATGGTGTTGCGTTTTCGCCAGACGGTAGTATGCTCGTCGTCTCTGGCGGGGGTACGCCATATCTTCATATCTATGCTGTGTCAGGCACAGCTTTTGTAAAGCAGCCTTCACCGGCTGAACCTCCAACGGGGTCGGCGTCACAGGTTGCATTTTCGAGCGACGGGGCCTTTTGCGCGGTCACACATGCGAACTCACCATACCTTACTGTGTACGGCGTGAGCGGTTCGACCTTTACCAAATTGCCCAATCCAACAAGCAATCCGGGGAGTACGGGCTTCGGTGTTGACTTTTCACCAGACGGCACACAACTCGTTGTGGGGCACTTGAACGCGCCGTATATATCTCTTTATGACTTCGACGGCGTTACGCTAACAAAGCGAGAACCCCCGAGTGAAGTGCCGACCGGGCAGGGGAATAGTGTTTCATTTTCCACAGAGGGTGAGCTTTGCGCTATCGCCCACAATGAGACTCCTTATCTGACGGTTTATAGCGTCGAGGGTGATACCTTCACAAAGCTGTCAGACCCGACCGGGGGTAATCCGACGGGTAACGGGTTTTACGCAGATTTTAACCCCGACGTGTCCTTGCTTGTTACGGCAAGTGCTATGTCGCCGTTTCTTGTGGTCTACGAAGTAATTGAGCCAGTAAATCTTTCTAAGGCAATCATGGGGACGACCCCAATAAATGCCATGAAGATTGGCGATGCCGACGTTACCCAGGCCTATGTCGGAGAAGAACAGGTGCTGTGATGATCGATCCTCAGGCAATGGTCCACCCGAAGGCTCACGTTGACGACAGTGTGGCTCTAGGGGCTGGGACTAAGGTCTGGCAGTTCGCATCCGTGACGAGGGGGGCGATCCTTGGGCGTGACTGCTCAGTGTCGCCCTTCGTCATGCTGGATGGGTCTGTCTACGGAGACGGCGTGATCTTCAGCGCAGGCTTCGCCGCAGGGGCGGGCTTCGCTGTCGGGAACAATGTCTTCTTCGGACCGTCTTCCCTGCTCGTCAATGACCTGTTCCCCATGGCCGAGAAGGAAGGCTATGAGGACCAGGTACTGCGTGGTGGCGAGAAGTTCGCGATCATCATCGAAGATGACGTGATCGTAGGAGGTCACGCTGTAATCATGCCGGGCGTGAGATTGGGTCGAGGCTGTATCGTTGCTGCCGGTGCGGTGGTGACGAGAGACGTGCCGCCCGGCATGACCTATCGCCGAAACGACTACATCGACCCCAACCCGGTCGACCGTGAGTTGCTTCGGACTAAGCGTCACAGGTGGGCTAAATGAAGTGGCTGAGCAACATACCCGAAGGCCCGCGCATGGAGATCGGCGTCCTGCGTGGCGACACACTGATCCGGATTGCGCAACACTCCGGCAAGACTTATGGAGTCGATAGCTTCGAGGGCATGCCGGAGCCAACCGAGCATGACATTATCAACGGCGTGAACAACTATCCGAAGGGACGTCTCGCTGTCAGTGAAGGCTTCGTCCATCGTCGCCTTTACCTGGAGGGGCTGACCCACTCTGTCGAGCTGGTGCGTGGCTTTGTGCCTGATGTCCTGAGCAGGTTGCCAGATGGGCCGTTTGCCTTGGTGCATCTGGACATCGACCACTACGCTTCGACCAAGGCGGCGCTTGAATGGCTATGGCCCCGGATGATGAAGGGCGGGGTTTTGTGCTGTGACGACTACTTCCCCGATCAGCAGGGCCTAGCCGCCCTCGCCTTAAACGAGTGGGCAGCGATGCATCCAATCAGCGGCAGCGAAGGCCGCAAGTGCTGGTGGAGAATGACATGAGACTCCACATCTGCACTCTGCTATGGGATGCTAACGGCAACAGCAAAGACTTCTCGTCCATGTATGATGAGAGCTGGGTGGAGAAGCTCTATCGAGGCTTCCGCCGCAACCTTACGGTGCCGTTCTCTTTCGTCTGCTTCGTTGACAGACCCCGGCAATTCGCTGAGCCCGATATTGAGCAACAGGTGCTGTTGAGCAAAGACTTGCACTACGGCGACTGCATCGAGCCCTACAAGCTGAACAAGCCAATGATCCTGTGCGGGCTCGATACGGTGGTAATCGGCAACATCGATCACATGGCTGAGTACGTGATGAGCGGTGGACGCTTCGCTCTACCGCGTGATCCGTACCGTCCGGACATCGCTTGCAATGGTGTAGCGCTTGTGCCCGCCGGCATGAGAAAAGTCTGGAAGGGGTATGATGGTAAGAGGAACGATATGGAGCATGTTCGGATGTACGATCATGCCTATCTCGATGATCTCTTCCCCGGTCAGATCAAGTCGTACAAGGGCCACGTCAAGAGGCGCGGCTGGGCGGGGGTCAAGATCGTTTACTTCCACGGCAAGGAGAAGCCGCACGAGCTCTCCGACCGAGTGGTGAAGGAGCACTGGCGATGAAGACAGCATTTGTACTGGGCAGCGCCAATGGCGTCCATCAGGAGTACCAGCAGGCCAAGCGCCTGGTAACGCCCGACGCGGTGCTCGCTGTCAATGACATGATCGAGCGCTTCAACGGCCCCCTGTTCGCCGCTGTATCGTTTCATGGGGAGAAGATCGACGGCTGGCTCAACGCGCGTCAGCGGTGCGGCTATGAGTCTCCTGAGCATGTGGTGATCGCCAAGGAGTGGGAAGACTGGTACCAAGGCGTCACGCCGAAGTGGCAAAGAAAGCCGCGCGTCTTCCGCCAGTACTTCCCCGGTCAAGTGGAGTCAGGGTCGTCAGGCCTCTTCGCTGTCAAGGCGGCGCTGGTGAATTTCAAGTTCGACCGCGTCATCTGCTGTGGAATGCCGATGGATCACCACGCAGGTTACATCCACAGGCCAGGCCGCGCATGGTACAGCGCCCTGCGTCATCGCAAGGGATGGGAAGAAGCCCTGCCCCATCTTAAGGGCAGAGTCTTCTCCATGTCCGGCTGGACGTCCCGCCTGTTGGGGAAACCCGAAGGCTAGTCCGTCGGTCGGGCGTACCAATTGATGCGATAGTCGTTGAAGGCCTCCGCGAAGTGAGCATAGACCACGTCGGGCAGGTTCACGGCCTGGTTGAACAGGTCTTCAGCGTTGCCGACACTGGCGGCTTCGATGCGAGTGCTCGAGCCGTCGGATCGAACATAGACGACATAGTAGAACATGGGTGTGATCCTTTCTGCCGGGGACTGACGCCCGCCCCGGCTCGGGCACCTTCCGCTAGTCAAAGAGGTTGGCGACCGGGGCAAGCCCCTTTGCCTTGCGCTGGCGATTGCGGATCACCAAGCCCATATCGACGCAATGGGCGCAACGCTGCTCGGCGGGCACGTTCTTGAAAACCTGATACCCGACAACCTCACTCGCCATATAGCGATAGGTTGAGCGCGAATTGAAGCGCGAGCCTTCGCGGTAAGGATTGGTTGCACAAACTGGGCGCGCTTCCGTGGTATTTTCCATCTTGTTGCGGCGAAGGTGAATTTTGCGGGCCATGTCGGTCGTCCTTGTTTCGATGAAGTCAGGATACCATAGACCATGGGGTCTGTAAGGCGGAAAACGTATCATGGTTAAGAAGGCGTTGATCCTCGGTAGCGCGATCACCTTATGGGATGATATAGACGCCGCTCTGGACCTGAGCGAGTTCGACGTAGTAGTCGCCGCCAACGAGGCGGGTGTCGCCTGGTCCGGCATGCTTGACGCCTGGGTGACGCTGCACCCCGATGAGATGGCCGCTCGCATCAAACGGCGCCAGCAGCGCGGCTACCTCGACGCGAAAGTGATAGTCGACCATTGGCAGGTCGAGTACAAGTTCAAAGGGCAGCGGCAGTCAGGATCGTCCGGATTGTTCGCCGTCAAGTATGCTCTTGTGGATATGGCAGTTGACCGAGCTGTCTGCTGCGGTATCCCCATTGAGGTGGAGTCTGGTCGGATCGATGGAAAGTCGTCCTGGCCAGCAGCTCCAGCCTTCAAACAGGGGTGGGAGCAATCACTTCCGCACCTGAAGGATAAGGTCCGATCCATGTCGGGCTGGACCTCACGACTTCTCGGCAAGCCGACGGCTGAGTGGTTGCAACAAAGTCGGTAATCGCTGCGAGTCAGCGTCGGGCGAGTCCCGTAAGGAGAAGTGAAATGGCACTGAAAGCAATCGTGACTGCTGAAGAACATGCAGCCCTTCCGGAGGGTCTCCGCGGCGAGTACGTGGAGCGAGATGGCAAGTTCTTCGCCGACATCACCCCTGTGGATGGCTATGCCCTGGAGGACGTGTCTGGCCTGAAGTCGACGCTGGGAAAGAAGCAGACGAGGCTCGATCAGCTCGAGAAAGAGGTGATCAAGTACAAGGACCTCGATCCCGACAAGGCGCGAGCCGCCCTGTCTGAGCTCGAGGAGCTGAGGAAGCTCGATCCCGACAAGGAAGCCGACAAAATCGCCAACACGAAGTTTGAGGCGGCCAAGTCTCAGCTTCTCACCAAGCACGAGAAGGAGCTTTCCGATGAACGTGCTCGGGCCGAGAAGTATCGGAACAAGATCGACGAGCTTCTCCGCGATCAGCGGGCGACCGTCGAGCTGGCGAAGCACAAGGGGTCCATCAAGCTTCTCCTGCCTCACATCCGCAGCCACACTCGTGTGGTTGAGGACGGCGACGACTTCAAGCTCGAGGTGATCGATGCCTCGGGGAATATCCGCATCGGTAACTCCAAGGGGGAACCGATGTCTCTGGAAGACCTCATTCTCGAAATGCGCAACTCGGAAGAGTACGGCCGCGCCTTCGAGGGTGAGGGGAAATCGGGTAGCGGAAAGCTCCCCGGTACAGGCCACGGGGGGACCCCGGGTCTGAAGCGTAGCCAAATGACCGCACAGCAGAAGCACGAATACCAGCAGAAGCACGGTCAGGCGGCTTTCCTCAAGCTGCCGAAGTGACAGAGAGGTCACCCGGCTAGAACGGTCAAGAAAGGGGTTCTCCAATGACCACTGTGAATAGCGACCTCATCATCTATGACGATCAGGTCCAGACCGCCTACCTCGAGCGGATGCAGGACGTTCTCGACGTCTTCAACGCCGCATCGGGCGGGGCAATCGTGCTCCGGAACGAGCTGCTCGAGGGCGACCTCACGCAGCGAGCGTTCTACACCGTGCCGGGTGGCCTCGAGCACCGAGACGTCAACTCCACCTCTGATCCGGGCACGAAGAAGCTCGGCGCCGACGAGATGGTGGGCGTCAAGACCCCGTGGAAGTACGGCCCCTATGCCGCCACGGAGGAAGCGTTCAAGCGCCGCGCGCGCTCGCCCGAGGAGTTCTCGCAGATCATCGGCCAGCACATGGCGGATGCCACCCTCGAGTACTTCATCCAGGCGGCGTTCGCGGCTCTGGACGCGGCCATCGGGGGTAACTCCGCTATGGTGGCCACCGGCTCCTGGGCGACCGATCACAAGAAGGTGCTGACCAAGGGTATGCGCCGCTTCGGTGACCGGTTCAACCGCATCGCCATCTTCGGCATGGACTCGTCCACCTACTTCGACCTCGTGGACGATGCCATCACGGAGAAGATCTACGAGGAGACCGGCTTCGTCATCTACGGCGGCCTCCCCGGCACCATGGGCAAGCCCGTGCTCGTGTCGGATACGATCCCGGCGAACTCGATCTTTGGTCTGCAGGCCGGCGCCGTGCAGATCATCGAGTCCCAGGCCCCCGGCGTCCGCTCCTACCCGATCAATGACCAGGAGAACCTGGCCATCGGGTATCGCGCGGAAGGCACGTTCAACGTGGAGCTGCTCGGCTACTCGTGGAACAACAATGGCTCGCCCGCGGCGCCGGCCAACCCCAACCTGGGGCAGATCGGCACCGGCGCCAACTGGCGCAAGTACGCCCAGAGCGACAAGGCCACAGCCGGCGTTCTCATCGAGCTGGCCACCACCTCTTCGCCGTAAGGCTTCTGACCCACTTGGCGGCGGAGGCAACTCTGCCGCCACCTCTCTCACCAGTCAGGAGGAACTGACATGACGCGCATCATCTACTCCGCCCAGCGGGGGGGCTTCGAGCCCGGAGAAATCTACCAGAACCCCCGCTACTTCGGGGGCATCGACAAGAACGCCACGGAAGTGGTGGTGATCGGCGATTGGCCTGAGGTCGTCGCCGCCTACGAGGCGGCCAAAATTCCCGTCATCTCGGACTACGTCGGAAAGAAACCCAAGCGACTTCCCGAGGCGGAAGACGATGACGCCGACGAGACCGAGAATGTGGAACTTCCCGACAACTGGCGTAAGGCTTCGTTCAAGAAGCTTCGTCAGTGGGTTAAGAAGTTCGACGCCGACAAGGAAGTCACGACGCGCGAGCAAGCCATCGAGTTCATCGAGGCTCATCTCGAGCCCGAGGAATAAGAACTGGAGAGACGGCGATGGATTTCTATGGAACAGTCGAGGACTTCCTCGAGTATTGCCGAGACAACGGCTATAACGTGGATGATCTGCCGCCGTCTCCCCCCGAGGCCGTAGAGGTACTGCTGAGACGTGGCTCCGTCTATATCGATGGCGTCTATCGCAGTCGGTATCCCGGTCGAAAGACGGGGGGTCGTGAACAGGTCAGGGACTGGCCGCGCACTGGTGCTCGTGATGCCTCGGGCGAACCCATTGCGGATGATGAAATTCCGGTGGAAATCGAGCAGGCGACTTACGAGGCCGCCATCCGAGAGCACAACAATCCGGGATCGCTACTGCCCGACTATGTGGCTACCGAGCGTGTTAGGTCTGAGACCGTCGGGCCTCTGAGTGTGACCTATGCGGACTCGTCCAGTATGTCCGCCCAGGATGCACTGCCCGTCATCTCGCAGATCGATATGATACTCGAACCACTGCTTGGCCCTTCGTCGTCGGGCAAGTCGATGCTCTTCGGAGAGGTGACTCGGTAGGCCTCCCGCTGGATGCGGGAAGCTTCGATCAGCGCCTGCTCGGCGAGGTAGTCGGGCGTCAGCGGGTGCATGGCTTCATATGGACGTAAACGTCCTCTCCGTAGGTGTGGAGCTCGTGAGCGTACTCGCTCGCACGGCGAAGGCACTCTCGGTAGCGACGAAGGCGTGTCGGCATATGGACCGAGCGGTTGCCGTTGAGGCCTTGACGTATCCAGAGGATGCAGTCATCGACTTCACGTAGATTGCCACGCCATGCGTCAGCGATACGCCAGAATTCATGGGTGGGGATCATCACGCGGCCTCCCTCAGGTAAAAATCGCGCAGACGGCGCATTTTGATATGGGCACGGCGTTGCCATTTCATGCCGATGATAACGAGGGCAGTGTCGCCATTCGCGCGGGCACGTTCGATTTGCTCGTAGGCGGCGGCACATTCGATCATGAGCATGTGGATTTCGAAGGCAAGCTGTTCCATGTCGTTTCTCCTGTTCATGTGAATAGGATACCATATCCCATGGGACGTGTCAGAGGAAGTCCTTGCCATAGTTAACAGGAGGTTACCGTGGCTCTGAAGTTCAACTACGGCAAATCGCGGAACACGGCCAACCGCCTGATTAACAAGTTCGGGGCACCGGGTGCAATCTTGCGATACCCGGACTACGATCCGGACCCTTGTCTGATCGCTGCCATCTCGTACGAGAACCGACAGATCGACGGAACGCGCATCCGGCAAACTGACCGCTACATGATCGTGGCGGCCACCAAGCCCGATGGCTCACTTCTGTCATCGCCCGTGGCTGAGCAGGATCGCATCCGGGCAATCATCAATGCTGATACAGGCGAGACGCAGGACTATGAAATCATCAAGTGCGACCCTCTCTCGCCGGCAGGCCAAGTCGTCATGTACGAAATCCAGGCCCGAGCGTAAGACGCAGTGGATGCCGAGAACGTCATTCCCTTTCCACATAGGCTTCGTGCCGAACGCGGAGGCCTGGGAAGAGACTCGGAAGAAGTATGACATTCCTGTCACCGAGACTTACCCATCGGCCGATGCTCGATGCGCTTACTTCGATGGGGAGGGTAAAACCGAGAACTTCTGCCTTGTGACGATCAATCATAGGGCGGACTGGGACTATGAGTTCACTTTGGCCCTCCTTGTCCATGAGGCAGTCCACTGTTTTCAGTTCCTGTGCATGACCATAGGCGAGAGGGAGCCATCCATCGAGTTCGAGGCCTACACAATACAGGACATCTCGACCTTCCTCTTCAACGCTTTCAAGGAGACCCGAGGTGGCACGGAGAAGGAAGCGACTGACTGACCTGCTCAAGGTCTATGAGCCTGAAATCCAAACAGCCTTTCTCGCG